CCAACCGTCCAGGCTTGCCGAGCGCCCTCACCGCCAATGACCTCATCCAGGCCGCTGCGGAAGAGAGCGCGGCTGCTGTCAGGGCACTAGTAGGGGCGCGTGATGACGCCGCCGAACTAAGAGCGGCGCTGAAGCAGCTGCTCACCAACCCGTACCCCTTGACCTTCACCGGGGACCCGCTCTCCCACCGTGAGGGCCGGGCGCGACATGAGGCGGCTATGCGTGCGGCGCGTGCCGCTCTTGCCGCAACTGAGGAGGAATCATGAGCGGTTACGACCGAAAATCGCTAGCGAGAGCGCTCACCGACCTTGACGCCGCCGAACTCAGAGCGGCGCTGTGGGAACTGCTCGTCGCGGTGGAGGGGTACGACGACCACCTTCTTGGCCTGATGGACATTGTGGACTCCCGCTATGCCAGGTGCATCAAGCGTGCCGAAGCCGCCATTGACCATGCCCGCGCCGCTCTCGCCGCAGCCGAGGGGCAGCCGTGAGCGGCGAGCCGAAAACCCTCACGCAAATGACCCCGCGCGAAGCATGGGAAACCGCCTGGGAGCAAGCCATCGACACAGCCCGCGTCGTGATGGAGGAAGAGACCGTCGCCAAGCAGCTTGAGGCCATGCGGAACCTGAGCCGCCAGTTCATCGACCAGGAACCGGAGGGCGTGCCTGTCGTGGCGCGTGACGAGGCGGCAGAACTGAGGGCAGAGAACGAGTGTCTACGACAGGATAGACAGCCTGACTACCTCTACAACCCCACCGACTGGGAGTACACCGTACCGTGGTGCGATCGCCACCTATTCGACGCCGAGATCGGGGACGCCGACGGCGCGGTGCGCTACCGCACCGCCTACGATGGGCCGGACGTATTCGCCGCTGACGTCCCCATAGAGTTCGATGACGCCGGTTGTCCTGTGCGCTCCGAGATTCAGTGGTTCGACTCGCAAGAGGCCGCTGAAGAAGCCTTGCTCCGCGTCGCCGCGCCCGAGGAACAGCCGTGAGCCACCCCCTACCAGTCCCGAACGACACCCCGCCAAGCGAATACCACCATCACGTGTCAGTGCTCCTAGATTCCGCCTTCGACAGGGTGGAAGGCATCAGCGACCTGATAACCAAGAAACACATACTCGCCGAGTACCGGCACTTCGCAGCCACGAACCCGGCAGCCGCCGAGTTCTACCTCGCCATATTCGCGCAAGCGACAGCCACGCGCATGACGGCGGTCTTGCCGATAATCGCGCGCCACGTTCAACGGTCCGAGAAGCGCAACCATGAAGGCTTCACGGTCGTCATGGTGCCCCTCGACGTGCTGGTGGAAGGCGTGCGCTTCTGGGTGCTGAACGACGATGAGTCGGAGGCGATGCGGGCATGAGCGACACCCCACAGGGTGGAGTGATCCACTACGACGGCGGGTACTCGATGGCCCACGGCCTCGGCTGTTGGGCCGTCGTTCTCGCGGACGGGCGCAACGCGACCCTGCTATTGGCCAGGGGGAACGTGCCGGCAAGCCAAGCTCAGGACGCCGAACGCGAGGCGTTGGTGCAGGCGCTTAGCGCCGCCGAGGCGCTTGGGATCACCCATGTCTACGGCGACTGGATAGACGGCGACGTGCCGATACCGCCAGGCATCACGGTGGAGCACATCCCTAGCCGCCGCAACAAGGCGGATGACTACACCAAGGACTATCCAAACTGGTTCGAGCATGAGCGAACCAAGCGCGGCGTGAAGGAGGAGCCATGAACCAAGGATGGGTGTGCCCACGTTGTCAGAAGGTCAACGCCCCTACGCAGCCCAGCTGTGACTGCCGCGCCACCGCAGTCGGATCTGTGTACGGCTGGCAAACTCCATCTACTACCCAATACAAAGACGGCAGGTTGCAACTTGAGAACGATAGGTTGCGAGCCGCTTTGAAGGAGATCGTGGGAGCCAGGGATTGGTGCGGCACCGAGCACGACACCGACATCTACTGGCGCTTCTCTGAGATGGCCAGGGAGGCGCTGGAAGGCGCTGGGGGCGAGCGATGACCGTCTCAATATGGGGGTTGCTGTCGGCCGTGGCCCTGGCTGGGTTGATGGCTTTCGCTATGTGGGTCTTTGAGAACGGTGAGGGGGAGTATTGGAGAGGGTATTGGGATGGATACAGCGATGGCAAGGTGGATGAAGCTGAGAGTTCTTGGCAGGCAAGGCAAAGGGAGAAACGAGAATGAGCATCAGGAACTTTGAAGTAGCGGTCACTTCGTACTACGAAGTCGAGATCGACACCAGCAAGTTCACGAAGCAGGTGATGGACGACTTTGAAGAGGTGATGTACGAGATGGGCGAGATCGAGGGGCACGCGGAGCACATCGCCGCCATGCTGCACCGCAGAGGCGAGGGTACCTCCGACGGCGTGGAGCTCGAAGGCTACGGCGACCTCGCGGAGGTCGGCGGCCGCGCCGAGCACATCGACGAAGAATCTAGCGCGCGAGAGAAGCGCCCATGAGCGGCGATAAGCGCGACGAGCGCATCACCACCATCGGCGGGCTACTGGACGCCATCGCAGCGTACCGGGAAGTGTGGAGAGAGAACTTCCCGGACGTGACCGACGAGGAGTTCCGCGACATGGGCCTAGACATCTGCATCGACCTAGGCCAGGACGACGGGCGCTGCCTCCCCCTGAACGACGTCATGATGCTGGAAGCCAACGAGGACGGCGACGCCTACATGCTGGTCGGCGATTGGCCGAGCCGGTGAGTAGGCGCACCATTAAGCGCGTAGGGTTCGATCAAGAAGCCCTAGTCGAGGCTTACAGATCCACACGCACCTCGTGGCGCGACACCCTCGCCCACGCCCTCGCCAACGCCGCCCTTAGCATCGCGACGCGCAAGTACCGTGGCATGATCGCCGGAGCCATCGAGTACGGGCTGAGATCGGCCGCCCGTGATGCCAGTGAAGGACTTCCATCGCCGCCCGAGCTCCCCATTGCGCTGAGGACACGGCGATGAGCGGCACGGCTATTCGCAAAGCGCCGCGCCGACGTTGCCTTCAGTGCTACGTCGAGTTCCAACCGGACACGCCATGGACGAAGATTTGTTCTGATCGGTGCCGGGAAGCCCGTAACGAGGTGCGTCGTTATGGCTCCCACGATGGGGGAGCTGTGGTTGATTGGCCTGCCGTGCTGCGTAGCATGGGCAAGCAAGATCCGCACCTCGCACGCAAGATGGCTGACGCGGTGGCTGCGTACCGTGCGGCGAGGTCGGCACGGTGACGAACACCGAGGTGCGGCTGTTGCGCCACCTAACCGCCTTGTACGGCGACCCACTGAGCGATGTTGATTTGTGGGGTTCGGAGAAGACTGCACTGGTGCGGCTCGGCGAGCGACGCCTTGCGCGACGCGTCGGGTACGGAACCTGGCGCGTGACGCTTGGCGGCTTGGTGCGTGCCAGGAAGTTGTCGCAGTAGATCGATGGCGAAGCGTGGGTTCGCGGGTCGTCGCATCAAGGAGGACGGCGGGATCAGCTTCAAAGAGCTGGTACGTCGTGCGCGTCTTGACGACCAGGAGTACGAGTCGCTATACTATAGGGAGGAGGGTGACCATGAAACCGGAACGCCTGAACAGACAACAGATCGACAAGCTCGTGCTGGAACGCATCAAGGACGGAAGGATGAGGGTTGATAAGAAGGGCCGCATCCTCTCTCTGCAACGCGACGGCTCCGAGCGCCCCATCGGGCACGAGAGCAACAACCGGCGCAACATCGCCGTGAACTTCAGCTTCGGTGGGCAGGTCTACCGCGCCCAGGGTGGGCGGATCGCTTGGGCCATCCACCACGGCGAATGGCCGCCAGCTGACATGAGCGTGATGATGGTCAACGGCAAGAAAGGCGACTTCACGCGCAAGAACCTCGCGCTGGTGCCCAGCGGCACGGAGTCGGCGTTCAGGGGCAGGGCGGTGCGTGACGAGTGAGCACGCCGCCCGTACTGCGCCTTCTACGACAGCAAGTAGCCCCCTTCTTCGTTGCGGAGGGGGCCATCCTTGGGGTCTACCAGATCACCGATGAGGGAGAGTTCCACCGCGTCATCAAGACGAAGCACGTGTCCGACGCGGCACAGGCGATCCTAGCGCTGCGCGACAGCCGCTCCTGGCTGCTGTACATGAAAGAGCACGACGGACGTACTACGATAATAGCCGTGTCAGAGGCCATGAAGGCAGCCCTCGATGGCGCCGTACACTGACGCCGAGGTCGTCGTTTACGCGTGGATACTACAGCATCCGCGCAGCACGATACGCGAGGCTGTCACGGCTGGCGTTGGCAATCAAAGGTACGTCACCTTCGCGCTGGATAGGCTGACGAAGGCAGGCGCGACCGAACGCTACTTAGGCGCCGGTCGCGCCTTCCGTTACACCGCCACCTTGGGCACGGCACCCATCGAGGAGTACGAACGCGAGCACGCGGCGCGGCGCATCAGGGAACGGCTGCGAACGCATCGCGGGGCACGCATCAGGCGCAGTCGGCCGGGTGACGAGAGCGACTTGGAGGCTTGGGAGTTGGAGATCTTGATTACGAACTACGAAGCGCTAACCCCCGGCTGCGGTTGGCTCCTGATCGAGGACCACGTGACCTTCAGCGCGCGCAGGGGGCGCGCCCCGCTGGTGACGATGGCTGACTACCCGCGCCTGTGCGCCAAGGCCGAAGAGATTCGAGCCAATGTCTAAGGCGCATCACAACCAACTCTATTACGACTGGTGGCGTCAGAAGTATTCGCGCTGCCTGTTCTGCGGCGCTCCTGGCGAGCAGTTCCACCATTTCCAGCTGGTCGGCGCGGCGGCGTATAGTGGCACGATGCCACGCAGGTACAGCACGTATAACGCGGCGCTGTTATGCCACGAGTGCCACACGGCGCTGCACGACTTCGGAGAGAAGTCGGTCATCAAGCGTGCGCTTGGCGGCGAGCGCCAGCTTTACCAGATCATGATGGGCCGCCACCACGAGTTCATGGACTACCTGAGCGGCCTATAGCCACCCCAATCCGGGTTGACGCCGGTAAGCGAAGTTTGCTAGACTAGCCTTGTTCCAAGAAAGGGAGAGAGCACATGACCAACAAACCCGTTTCCCCCGCCCTGCTGAGCGGCTTCTTACAGGACGCTCAACGCGCCCAGGAGCAACTGAAGCAGGCGCAGTTCTCCACGCTTTCCTACGTGCGGGCCGCCAAGGGCAAGCGCGACGGCAAGATCGTGCAGTTCGTCGAGGTCGTCGATCCGAGCCAGCGCGACGAGAAGAACCAGCCGAAAGTCACCCGCGTGGACAGCCTGGATGTGGTGCTCCTGAACCACACCATGACCCGCTCCATGCGCTACGTGAACGCTGCCGGCAAGCTCGTCAGCGAGTGCTATTCGGTCGGCCCACGCAAGGGCGGCGTCGGCATCGGCACGCTGCACCAAGGCCCGATGGATTGCGTGACGTGCCAAGCGCGCTGGCCGGACGGCTGGCAGCGCGACAGCATCGAGTACGGCAGCGAGACGGTCGCCAGGAACACCGTGAAGTGCAACAGCCGCTACCAGGCCACGGCCATGCTGTCGCGGGAGCTGTGGGATGACCCCGAGCAGCCCAAGCTGGCGATGATTTTCCTGCCCATGACCAGCGTGTACGGCGTGACGATCAAGGACCCAGCCGACGCCCCCGAGCGCAGCCGCACGCTCCTGTCCTACCCCGGCCGCCAGGACCCGGAGGGGCACAAGGGTGTGCTCTTGGAGCTCCTGACGCGTCCGTGGGAGCTCGGCATCCAACTCGGTGGCGAGGCTTTCGCCAGCAGCGGCACGCCGGAGACGGCCATCTGGCTTCACGTCGAAGCCGCGATGCTCGGTGACAGCCCCCAGCCGGTGCTGGCCTTCGACATCGGCGACGAGTTGGACGTGGAGACGCTGACGGTGATCGACGGCTTCGCTAAGGCCAAGGGCCTTGAGATGGCCAAGGAGCAGATCGCCACCAGCCTACGCGACGCCTACCCGTCCTTGTCGGAAGCCCGTCGCCCGGCGCTGGTGAGCGCGGCGGCGGATGGCCGCTTCGGTGACTTCGCTGACGGCGTGCGACTGGCTCTGCCGGTTCACGCCGAGGTCATGCCGGAGCCGACGGCAGCGCCGACGAGGGATGAGCCGCCCTTGGCGCAGGCCACTAGGGCGCCCTCGCCCGCTACCGGACCATCCGCGCCCGTGCAGGCGGCCATCGAGTACGAAGACGATGAGTTCCCCCCGGAGGAAGACCTCCCTTTTGACCAAGCCCCCGGTCGCGGCTGATGCCCGCGGCTGGGGGCGCAGCCCAAACGGGCCGGCCCAGGAGTTGCGACTGCGGTGAGTGCAAGAAGTGCAAGCGCGCCAACTACATGCGCGAATGGTACAGGAAGAAGTCGCCAGAGGAGCGCCGGGAGCACGTAGCCCGGCGCGATGCTGACCTAGTTCGTGCGCGGGATCGCGCTAGATACGAGAAGGACAAAGAGAAGCGCCTTGGGCTATTGGCTGCTCGGAAAAAGAAGCACCGCATGGCAACGAAGGCGCTGAACAACGCTGTCCAGAGTGGCCGCATAATCAGGCCGGATACGTGTTCAGAGTGCGGCGCAATCGGCGTGAAAATCACCGGCCACCACGAAGATTACGATAGACCTCTTGAGGTTGTTTGGCTGTGTTATTCGTGCCACGGCAGGCGGCATCGCAAGGCCGACCACGAGTTCGTTGGCTGGGGCGCTGAGGGGAGAAGTAAGTGGCAAGCAAGAGGATCGTAATGGACCCGACTGGTTACGTCGGGTCTTTCAGGTTCTTGGAGGTCATGCTGGGCGGCAAGAACCGTCGCGGCAGCGGCCTATGGGCTGAGACCGAGGACTTGACCCGCATCGTTCACGACGCGGCGTTCGTAAGCAAGAAGCCGCTCGAAGATTCACACGGCCAGATAGCGCACTACCGTTCGCAGTTCCCGCTCTTCGACAAGGATGACCCCGAGCGGCGCGCAGAGTTGAGCGAGCAGGTGGCGCACGTGCCGCACCTCGCCGACTTCCACGTTGACATCGATCACGACGGCGACCTGGAAGCCAGCCGCGTCATGGCCTTGAAGGTCGTGGACTACTACCTCAGCCTTGGCATCGCGGAGGAAGCCATCGGCATCCGCTTCAGCGGCTCCAAGGGCTTCGACATCTCGCTGCCCTGGCAGTTGTTCGGCGTGCAGGCGCAGGGCGTGATGTCACTGGCGTGGACGACTTGGAAGCTGTTCGGCCGCGAGCTGATACACGACCTTGATCTGAGCGGCGTGGACGAGGGGCTGTGGCGCAAGAACGGCACCATCCGGCTTGAGAACACTAGGCATCCGAAGAGCGGCCTGTTCAAGGTGCGGTTGACGCCCAAGGAACTTCGCTCCTCGATCAAGGCCATCCAGAAGCTCGCAGAACAGCCCAGGGCGGCCTTCTACCGCCCCGAGGCTATAGAGGTAGCCCTGGCAGTGCCGAACGCGGGTCTACGGCCACGCTACCTCGCGCTACAGGCCCAGGCGGATGCGGATATCGCCACCATCACGGCTCTGCGCCAGCGGCCCCTCGATCCCGAGATCGCGAAGGAGTTGGAAGGCGGCCTGGTGGCCTGCCTTGAGAACATCGCCCGCTCCTCGCCGGCACGCGGCACGCGTAACGTGACGACTTTCCACGCTGCCATGATGATGAAGCGCATCCAGAAGGGCGAGGAAGCCGCGCAGCAACTGGTTCGAGGCTGGCTCGGCGACGCCGCCTACAACGACGTGGGCGCAGAGGGCACCATCAACAGCGTGTACACCGGCCCGTACGAAGGCGGGTGCCGCTGGATGCGCGAGTCGGGTTACGCCACGCCCTCCGAGTGCGCCGCCTGCCCCGTTGGGCGCTTCAGGACGCCCAGGAAGGCGCGAGTGGTGGAGGCTGAGTTGCCGGTCGTGGCCGCCGACTCGCTACTGCCTACCATCGCGGAGCAGCGGGTGCGCCTGCAAGAGGATCTGGCCCACCTCAACCCCGGCAAGGTCACGGTCGTCAGTATCCCGGCTGGCGTCGGCAAGACGCACGCCACGCTGCAACGCGCCGTGAGCATGGTCCGCGAGGGGCAGCGGGTGCTGTTCTTCGTGAAGGACACGCGCTCTCCGACCGGCTTGGCGGCCGACATGATTGACGAGTTGCGCGAGAAGCACGATTACTTCGGCAAGGTGCAGATCCTGCGAGGCCGAGACGCCGACAACTGCGAGGACTGGACCACCGTGCAGGCCGTCACGAAGAAGGGCTACCCGGTAGCCACGACGGTGTGCAACACCTGCCCGGCGCGGCCGCATTGCGCCTACTACCGGCAGTACGACGACGCCTACGAGGCTGGCATCTACATCGCGCCGCACGCCATGCTGCCGATTATCTTCAACGACGACTGGCGCGGCTTCTCGCATGAGTACGTCGGCTACACGGACGACGGCAAGCGCGGCGGCACCGTCGGGGGGCCGCTGGGCCTCATCGTCATCGACGAGGACGCGTTGGACGTGATGGTTGACCGCTTCTGGCTTGGGCGTTACCACTTAGAGTCTGAGCTCAAGCAGAAGATCCGGCACCGCAAACGCATCGACAAGCTGACGGGCGGGGAGGTCAACGCCAAGGTCCCGCTGGACCCCAACTGGCTGCGCATCATCGAGTGGTTGCTGCTGACCCTGAAGATCGACGGCCCGGTGATGCCGACGCTAGCGAGCATCGCACGGGCGGATGGCGCGGATGTACGCGCCGTGCTTCACGCCATCGACCCGGCCAACATCATCGACCCCGACATCAAGAGGTCCAAGGGCCACCGGCCGTTCACGTCGCGCCTCTACTACGCGCTGATGGCGGAAGTGAAGCGCTTGCGAGACGGGAACTTCACCATCTGGCGTGCGGGGGAGGGCATCAGCGTCATGCGCCTGGTGCCCATCCAGTTCCCGCCCGGCATCCCGGTGTTGGTGTTGGACGCCTACGCTAACCACGACCTGTACCAGCGCTATTACCGCGCTGCGGGGGTCAACCGGCTGTTGGAGTTCCGCGACTACCCGGTCAGGGAGCAGGCGAACGTGACCTACGTGCTGGGCGCTAACCTGCTGAGCCGCGACATCGAGACGGGATCGGAGAAGATCAACCGCGTCATGCTCGGCCTTCAAGCGCTGACGGCGGATGGCGTCGAGACTTACATCGTCGCCAAACGCGCCTTCTTCGCCAGCGCGGCTTGGGAGGAGTGGGCTCCTCGCCTGCCTAACTGCGTGGCTGACGGCGACGCCGGGCAGCTGCACTTCTGGCGTGGGCGGGGCATCAACGCCGCGAGCGGCAAGCGCATCGCGGTGGTGCAGGTCCCGAACTTCCACCCGGACCACGTGTTCTCCGAAGCCAGCCTGCTGTACGCCGACGAGCCGCGCCTGGACAACCAGCGTGAGCGCGTGGAGACCGACATCATCTGGGCTGACGGAGCCGACGCGGTGGCCATGAAGGTAGACCGCGTGATGTACGCCGACGAGCGCCTGAACCTGATCAACGAACGCTACCGCATGGATGAGCTGGTGCAGATGGCGCTGCGTAGCCGCAGCCTCACCACGGGCGCGGAGATCATCTTGTTCGCCGACCTTCCAGATCCGCGCCTGCCAGCCACGCGTGTCGTGCTGCTGGACGACATCAGCCGCGAGCAGGAGTTGGGAGAAGCCAGGCGAGTCATCTACGCCGCCTTGGAGGAGTTGGAAGCCTTGAACATGCAGAACCTCATCGATCTGGGGGTCGTCACCGGCAGCGGCGCGGCCACACCGCTGCGTAGCGCCATCAAGCGCACGGCAGCCGCCGAGTTGCAGCTGGTACGCAGCCACCCGGTAGCGCCAGCCGTGGCCGCTGCGGAAGCGAGCTTGACATGATCGAGTTGGAGCGTTGGCCGGAGTCGCAGCACCGCATGGTCGCCTACTACTACGCCATCAAGGGGCCGCGCTGGGTAGCGGCGAGGCTCCATAAGAGCGCGAGCGCCGTGGGAGAGTACGCCCGGAGGCACGGCATCTACTACGGCGTGAAGCCAGGCTACTTGCGCGTCGGTGAGGTGGCCTCTCTGTGCGGGGCGCGGTATTCGAGCGTGCTTCACGCGGCGAAGCAGGATGGCGTGTTCCGCCGCTTCGACAAGCGGCTGGTGATGGTCCCGGAGAAGTGGGGCTTGGAGTACATGGAGCGCATCGGTCGGCAGCGCGAGAACCAGGAGTTGTTGGACGAGAAGCTTTACTTCACCATCGGCGACGCAGCGGAAGTCATCGGCTGCGGCGCTGCGACGGTGAAGAGCGCCTTGCGTGGACGAGGCTGGCTGGGGCCGGCGCTGGGAAACGCCAAGCGTCGGCGGGGCAACAACGACGCTGGCCGCCGTGCGTTGGCGATCGAGGCGAGGGCGGTGTACGCGGCTAAGGTGTTCCGCGAGAAGCAGCTTCGCGTCGCCGAGGGGATGTACACGTACGAGCAACTGTGCGTGATGGCCGACGCACCTTACCCGACGGTGAAGAGCCGGTTGGCGCGGGCGGGGGTCGAGGGCGTGAGGGTGTACGTGGGCGGCAAGCGCCCGAAGAGCCACTTCCCGGCCTGGGCCGTTCCGATAGCCTGTGGCGTGGTAAGCTCCGAGCAGGTATACCATGAGGAGGCGGCGTGAGCGACATCAAGAAACTATTGAACACCCCAACAGACGCGCAACGCGAGCACAGGGCGGCGGAGATGCGCCGCGAGCTGCGGCGCTTGGCGCTGTCAGACGGGCAGGCGGCCTTGGCGTCAGGCCAGGTCCTGCACGACATCAAGCGGCAGGAGCTGTGGCGTTACCACGCGGATTCGTGGCGCGAGTTCCTTGAAGACCTCGGCATCGCATCGCACACCGACTTCATACGACGCCGCGTCTACGAGGTGTTCGTCATCGAGGGCAACATGGACATCGCCGACCCGCGCCTCATCGGCGGCAGCATGTCCAAGCTCGGCGTGGGGACGCGCCGCGCCTTCGTGCCCTGGGTCCTCAACCACCTAGACGAGTTCCTGACCGCCGCCACCGCCCCCATCGGAGAAGGCGGCTTGGCGCGAGGCGATCTGTACGCCTGGCTAGAGGAGCAGGTCGGCATCGGCCTTCAGAGCGAAGCCAGCGCCTTGACTCGCGCCACGCGCAGCCTGCGGCGCACCTGCGCGTACATTCGCAGCCTCAGCGACGACGCCAGGGACGTGCTGGCGCAGACCATCAAGAACGACGAGGATATCTTCGACACGCTCCTGTTCATGACCGGCTACGCCGACAAGAAGCAGCGCATCATCCCGCCAGAGAACATGCCTACCGAGGAGGTCGATATCGACGTGGAGGACGAATGGTGATGGACGTTCCGAAGACCGAAGACCGCCACTGGCGGCTTGACCTGAAGTTCCGCAGCGGCGGCAGTATGAGCCTTCTCCTATCAGAGGCGGCGCTGGCCGGCAAGCTGGTGGAGACGTGGGGCGAGATACAGCCGGGCCAGTCGGTGGTGGCTGACCTCTCCTTCATCGACCCTGACACCGGCAAGATCGGCTGGATGCGCCTGGATTGCGCCGACATCCTCTCGGCCACCCTGTGGAGCGAAGATGGCTAAGCCGCGCACGAAAGGCAAGCGTGGTGAGCTCGAAGTCGCGGCGCTACTGCGCAGCATGGGAGTGCCGGCGCGGCGCGGCCAACAGTTCACGGGCGGCGGCGACAGCCCCGACGTGTCGCACGCACTAGAGCCGATCTTGCACATCGAGGTCAAGTTCGTGGAGCGCGTCCTGATAGAAGACTGGTACGACCAGGCGCTGCTGGACGGGCGCTACCGCACCCCCCTCATCATCCACCGCCGCACCGCCAAGGGCGGGAAGCCCGTGCAGTGGATAGCCACGACCATGCTGCGCGATCTGCTGCACCTCGTCGACACGCCGTCACCCGACGACTACCTGACCGGCGACAGCCGCGACTTGAGCCGCGTGGTGGCCAAGCACCTGGGCGGTCGGGCGCACCTCACCTACCACCGCAGCAACGCCCTACGGTTCACGCAGCGCTTCGAGGAAGCCACCACCGATGCGCCGCCAGGCATCGCGCCGGGACTCGCGCACGCCAGGACGGCCGTCGAGAGTCCGTGGTACGTGAGCTTCTTCGCCGAGGACTTGCTTGAGATAGCCATCCAAGAGGCGATGGAGCGCTACGGCTTCGAGCCGATGCGCGGGCCGGACGGGTTGGCTCCGAACTACGAAGGCGAGGTGGAGCGCCACTACCGACGGTTCTGGGAGGAGAAGCGCGCCCGCCTAGCGAGCGAGATGCCGCTCTTCAGGGGGTCGATGTGGGAGTAGTCATGCACACCGGGTCGTTGATCGATCACGGCGGCATCGTGATCTTCAGCTTCGTGGATGCGGAGGGGAAGGTCGTGTACCGCAACCGGCTGGTGGCTCGAGTCGGGGCCGCCACCGCCTACCGTGCCCTGCGCGTGAAGTACCCCGAATGGTCGGAGCACACGCTGAACGTCAGCGTCCTACGCGACCATGAGGTTCATTCACGCGACCGACGCCTGGTGGCTGCCAAGGGGTCGCACCACGGCCCCATCAAGGTGGAGGGCGGCTTCGTGAGAGAGCTCAGTAGCCGACTGCCGGAGCCGCCGCGCATCGGCGTGGCGGGGGCGCAAGCTAGCGCCGCGACGAACCTGAGCGAGGAGATGGCCGTCAAGCTGCGTGAAGCGGTGGGCATCCTGACCGGGATCGATCGCGGCGAGAGAGCGGAGGCTGTCACGCGATGGGATCCGACATGATAGTGGCGTTCGACTTGGAGACGACCGGCCCGGAGCCGACGGAGGCGCGGATAGTCACGTACTCGCTGGTCGACTTCGACCCCAACGGCGTGCCCGGTGCGGCGTACCACGGCCTAGTCGACCCAGGCGTGGAGATACCGGAGGAAGCCACCGCCGTTCACGGCGTCAGCACCGAGATGGCACGCGCCGACGGCGAGCCGATGGCCGCCGCCGTGCGCCGCATATCCGACGCGGTGCGCTCCGCTGGCGCGACGTGCGCCTTCAACGCCAGATACGACTTGACGGTGTTGGCGCACGAGATGCGACGCCTCGGTGAGCCTCATGACTGGCTGGGCGACGTGATCGTGCTTGACCCGCTAGTCATGGATCGCCACTTCAATACCTACCGCAAGGGCAGGCGCACGTTGAGGGCGGTGTGCGGCTTCTACGGCATCGCGTTAGAGAACGCACACTCTGCCGACGCCGACGCCCTGGCTGCGGGGCTGCTGTACTTCAAGATCAGGGAGCGGCATCGAGGGGCGCAAGTGAAAGACCTCGGCACGCTGCATACAGCGCAGCGTGCGTGGGCGAGGGAGCAAGCGCTGAGCTTGCAGAGCTACTTCCGCCGCAGCGACCCCGAGGCGGTCGTGGAAACGCGCTGGCCGTACTACATCGACTAGCGGTTCTTGCGGGTCAGCAGGAAGAGGAACAGCATCCCAGCGAAGGCACCGAGAATGAAGATCACGTACCAGGCCATTTAGTCACCCCCTCACAGGCGCACAGAGAACCCGAGCCTCAACCAGTCGGGATCGCCGAGGGGGTGAAGGCCATAGAGCTCAGGCAAGTGGAACTCGCCCCACGCGCTCCAACCCTCGGCGTAGTAGGCCACGATGGCGTAAGGGGCGATGTGGCCCTGGGCGAAGTCGCTGAAGGTAGCCTGCACGTCCACCCCGACCGCCACCTCGAAGTCGCCCAACACGAACATCGTGCGCTCCGCGAAGCAGCCGACCACGCCCGTCGGCAGGCGAGCGGAGCAGGTGAGGGTCACGCCGTACGACTGTGGCGCGGGTTCCTGTGCGAAGGCTAGCGCCGAGAACAGCGACAGCGCCAAGATCATCCGCCTCATCCTTGCCCGTACCCCGTTCTGTAACCGAAGGTCATACCAGCCGCGTGACGATGACGCCAGTAACGCCGCTAGGTAGCGTCACGGTCGCAGCGGGGACGCCGGCCACGGACGAGCGCCAACCTCCACTGGGGATGGTCAGCGATATGCCGTTGATGACGAACACCTGCGGAGTCACCTCCGAGTGGTAGACCTCCACGGCGGTGATTGGCGCACTGAACGTTACGACATCCGCCACGGCATTAGAGTCGGTCTTGGATTCCGCTGCACTACTGCCCATTAGCCGACTTGGGTCCATCCGTACACGCCTGGTTCCCACACGTTGTCGGGGGCGGTTGATTCCCACGTGTGCCCGGCGTGCGTGACTTTCGCGCCGAGGGCGTAGGCGTCGTGGGCGCCGGTTGGTTGCGTCCAGGGGGCGGGGCCGTCTGCGGGGTCGAAGAAGCGGGCGAACAGAGCGGGAGTCGCGTCCGGCTGCCAATCCGCTTGCGTGGCGTGCGCCTGCACGACGCGGTAGAGGGTGCCGTCGTGCGTCACGATGTCGCCCACGTCGAGCGCTTGGCCGGGCGCCCAAGCGCGGAACAGGCTCGCGTCCGTGTCGGGCGTGACCTCGGCCAGGACGGCGCTCCTGGTGGCGGCTCGTGTGGCGATGGTCTGCACGGCCTCGGCGGGGAAGTCGTGGCTGAACACGAAGTTGCCGTCCTCATCGGTGGTAGGCACGCCGAGCAGCACGCCGCCGATGACGGTGAGCAGTTCACCGTTGGCGGCCTTGAAGGCGTGCGCGTTGGGTTCGCCGCGCTCGTTGGTGAGCACTTGCACGTCGGCGGGGTTGAGGGTCAGTTTCACGGGGTCACTCCGAACTCGGCGGCTACCAGGGCGAGGTCTGCGGGGGTGAGGGCTTCACGGAAGATGGCCGCGCCGATGAACTCGAAGTCGGCGTAGTCCGCGCTAGCGCGGCCAATCTGTAACGGAAGGGAGTTGTGCAGGCTTGCGGTGTTCGAGGCGATGGAACTCGTGCCTAGCGGCGTGAACCCGGCGAGGTTCGCGCCCGCGACGCGTCGCATCGACACGAGTCCTGCCGAGCCGACGGGATTGAGGCCGCTCCCCAGGAGGGCCACGTCCTCTACGGTGTTGTCGCTCAGGCGCAACGTCATTCCCGATGAGTAGGTGGATGAGTAGTACGCCTGGTACCCCGAGCCGCCGACGCCGTACCCGGACTTTTTGCCAAACAAGCCTCGCCCGGAAACCTGTGCGGTCCAATAGGTGCGGTAAGCGAGGCACACGGTGAAGTCCTCGCCAGCGCCGAAGTTGAGGTCGGCGTGGTTGGATACCTCCAGATAGTCGTCCGTGCCGAGCAGCAGCAGGGGCCGGTCTACCAGGACGGCCTTGCGTCCGGTGGCGCTGCGGTTTATCGTCCACGTTTCGCCTGTGGCGGATGACACCCAACTGGTGTGGGGTTCGGCGCTGTCGGCGGGGTTGAAGTCGGCTACGGCGGTGCCGCCACTCGTGAGCGTCAGGCGGTGAATGGCTCCCGCGAAGCGCTGGTCCCCAACGCCGCTGAAGCTGTCTCGGTAACCGATGGCGAGGGCCGTGGGGCGCCCCGTCTGGAAGTCGGTGACCGGCCTGGTTGCCCGCGTCTCCCAACTGCCACTCACGTACTCTTGTTGCGTGATGGTGCTGCGGTCGCTTGAGATGACGCCGCGCCACCGCTTGCGCACGCCGCGTGCGTGCGCTTCGCCCGGAGTGCCGCCACCGTACGCGCCGCCAGCCTTGAACCACTGGAAGCTCACGCGCTCGTTCACGGCGTCGTACAGGCAGCGCAGGAAGTTGTCTCCTCCGCCGACGCCGCGGGCTAGGCCGGTGCTGGCGGTTCCTGGCGCGATGTCCACTTCGAGGATTATCTCGCCGCCGTCGGCGGGCCACACGGCGTTAGTCGTTATCCCGTAGTTGCTGGGTTCGCCGGGGCAGTGCAGGTACTTCTGCCCGTTGAACGGCAGGTGCAGCGGGTCGTTGGTGTCCGCGCCGATGGCGCTGCCGAAGCGCGCGTGATGCCCGCGCCCCGTGAGGTCCACCAAGCTGTCGATGTTCGGCTGGTAGTGCTCGGCCTTCCAGGCGGCGACGGCGCGGCGCAGCACGCCGTTGAGTTTCTTCGGCCTGGGCGCGAAGCCCGCGACGGGGCCGGGCGCGAAGCCGCTCACCTTAGTCCCACCGCGTACCACGGCCCCGTGGCGGCGATGGTGACGGTGGTGAACGGCGCGTCCGCCCGCCTAACCTCGTAAGGCACGCCGTCTGGCACGCTGTGCGTGTCGCCCGCCACCGTCACCGTCAGGAGCGCCCCGCTGCCGTTGAATACCTGCACCGCCACGACTGGCGCGGTGAACGTGATGGTCGCGTTCCCGCTACCCGACTGCGGTTCGACGGTGTTACTGCCCGATAGCTGAACTAGGGGGACCTCCCCCGGATTTCCGCTAGGGTTGATGACTTGCACTAAGAACGCCGGTTGCGCCATCTCGATCCTTTCCTCACCTTCGCCTAGCGCGCTCGCGTCCTGAATCAGAACGAGAGTCCCGATTGGGCGGGGCGTCTACCCCGCCGACCGCTTTCCCAAAAGACCGGAAATCGCGTCCCAACCGCCACTCGCAAGGATTCCGGCCGACGCGCCGAAGCCCAAACTAGCCACCAATCCACCATCAAGGTATCCGAGCAAGTGCCCTACCCATCCGAAGCCGGTGCCGATTATCACTGAGACTGCGATGGTGCCCACGCCCGTGAGCGACTTGATGATGTTCTTCTTCACGAACGATGTGAGCGCCAGCACGGCGGCAGCGAGTGCGCTTGTGCTTAGGAACAGCCCAGCAATATCCCAGGCGGCGGGAGCCTCGGCGCCCTGAGCGAACACAAAGCCCGTCAGGAACGGGGCGAGGATCAGTATGGTGAGTTTGATTATCTTCATAGTGGACTCCTTTGCGGTCTAGGCGTATGCCGAGATACCGTGCGGATCACCTCCCGGCCGATCTGGCCTTGACCGGAAGGATAGTTGAGGTCGCCATATGCGCGGCGGAAAGTCTAAGAGCCTTCGTAGAGACGCGCCTTGATCTCCCGCCGCAACCGCGCTGGCCCGTCACCCCTAACCTCCGGCCTGCTAAGGTAATACTCCTCATCGGGCAGCCCCGCGCAGCGCTCCAAGAACACGATGGCTAACGCGAGGTCGCCGCAAGCTGCCTCGAACCGCGCCGCGTCGTACCAGACTTCGCGCCGCTCCGGACACTCCGCGATGGCGCGGTACTGCCATTGCCTCTTCCAGGCTTCGTTGCCGTCCATCGAAGCGAGCATCAGCATGGCCTCGCTGCGTTCGTGCCGCCACACGGCGTCAGGGTGCGCTAGGTAGCGCTGGTACTCCTCGGAAGCGTGCGCCTGGTCGCCCATGAAGTAAAGCTGCCGAGCGTAATACAGCCGCAGCCGAGCGTCGTTAGGCATGTCAGCTACGGCGCGTTCCATCAAGTCGAGGTCGCGGGTGCCACGGTCGATGCTGGTGTCCTGGTAGTGGTGGACGACTAGGCCATCGACGAAGAGTTGCTGTTCGTTATCGACGCCGGGGAACGCCAGCCACTCGTGCGCCACGCCGCGCCAGATGGCCCCGTGCCGGGCGAAGAGCTTATCGGCCCAGAACACCACGCCGGGGTCGCCGTTGGCCTGATGCGACCATATGAACTTGTAGCGAAGGCGGTGGAGGCCGTCATGCCATGCGCCTTCGATGGCGTCACGCCAGCCGGGCTGCGGAACCTCGTCGAGATCGAGCGCCCACACGGCGTCGGCGTTACCGGGCGCCAAGGCGAGCGCCAGGTTCCTAGCGACATCGAAGCGCCACGGGCTGATGGTGGCGTGATGGCTGCTAACGCCACGCAGGGCGAACAGCCGATCGCCGCCATCGGTGCTGCCGGTATCTAGAACGGTGATGCTGTCGCCGGGCTTGAGTTCGGGTTGCAAGGCGTCGAGCCAGCGAGTTATGTGGTTCGCCTCGTTCTTGTAGATAGCGCTGATGGCCAACTTCATAGGCACCTCACTGAGCGTAGTAGGTCAGGAACAGCTGCGGTCTGCCGATCATACCGGAATCGTAAGACTTGATGTCCTTCTCCGCTGAGCCTGACTTGGTGTTACACGCCCACAGCACGACGTAATCGCCGCCCTTGGTGCCGTTAGCGATGAGCTCGTTGATGACCGCGCTGATGTCCGGGCTTGAGAACAGTTGATCTGCGGAAGTGGCTGGCATGTTCCAGCGCACGGCGGTGGTGGTGAGGGCGGCGTACTGTGTGGCCGCCTCGGCAGCACTAGTCGGGGCGGCTGGGCTAGCCGCCAAGTAGGCGCGGATGTCGGCGTCGGCCGCCCCGTCAGCGTTGCGGCTGGTGAGCTGCAAGTACGCGCCCTGCACGCTGCCGCGCAAGTCGGCAGGCAGTTGGAAGCGGAAGAAGTTGCGCCCGGTGTCGCCTAACCACACGGCGGCGGTGGCGTTATCGAAGTCATCGGTGAACGGCACGTACCAGTAGCCGTCTGCGCCGCTGGCGGCCACCTCGCCTACAAGCAGCGCCGGCTCCGGGTTCTTTTGCAAGAGTTCCACGGTGTAAGTCCGATAACTCGCGCTGGTGCCGCCAGCGGCCACTGCGGTGGTTGGCCACGCCAGCACGCCTCCGTTGGTATCGTGCCCAGCCGCTTCATCCGTGGAGTCCTGCACGTTGGAGCGGTTGACCATGCCCGTCGGCGGGGTTTCCAGCGCCACGTTGGTGGAGCGGTGCCCGGCGAAGCCCGCCACCCAACTCGTGCCGTCGTCGCTTAGGGGTGATACGGCGGGATAGGAGATGCTGGTGCTTGAGGCCCCACCGGCGGCGTACGCCCCGATGCCGCCGACGTTGCGGTACACGTGGCAGACGACACTGGTAGCGCTAGTCCAGGTGCCGGAAGTTTCGCTGCTGCCAGCCGCGAACTTGTAAGCGATGCGCGCCGATTCGAGCTGGCGCCTGAGTTGCCGATGTTCGTCCACCCGGCCGGTAAGGTCGGGGCCGTCGTGTTGCCGTCACGGTACGCAAACATCAACAGCAAGTCGCCACGTTTGTGCGTAGGCATCGTCGCTATCGCGTTCGTACCAGTGGCTCTATCCACGAACGTGATGGGCCATGACAGCGGCACGTAAGGGTGGTGGCCGCGCAGTGGGAAGGTCATGCCGTGCGCGGGATGGTGAAGGACAGCCAGTCGCTGAAGCTGGTGACGGTGATCTTCAGGATGTCGCCGCTGGCGAACGAAGTGCTGCCGGACACGGACGCGAAGCTGCTGCCGCCGTTCGTGGACTTGGCGTAAGCCAGCGTGCCGGTGCCGTTCTTGAGGACGCCAGCCAGGTCAAGCACGGTGAGGATGTCGAACACTATGTAGTAGTCGCCGTTCGCCGGTGGGTTCACGTGGAACGGATCGATCCGGCTCGGGCGCGTGTCCACCGCCACCACGTGCCAGTTGGTGCCGCCGTTGAGGGTGAAGAGCGTGATGGCGGTGGTCGCGCTGGGAGCAGGATTCACCGCGCCGTTGCCGCCATACAAGTAGCGCGTGCCCGACGGGTAGCTGACCGTATAGCCGCCTGTGGCGTTCTGCGTAAAGTACACCGTGACCATGACCGGCACGCTGGCCGGAACGTTGGTGAACGCCAGGGTCACGTCGCCGGTGAGCGTGCCGTAGGCCACCACTTGCTTGCTGCTAGCGAGGTCAAGCGTCTTGGTGCCCGTACTGCTGCCTAGGCTGATCTCGGTGCCAGAGGAAGAGGGGCCAGTCGGACCCGTGGGGCCAGTAGGCCCGGCCGTGGTCGAGACGGGTCCAGTGGGGCCAGTGGCCCCCTGTGGCCCGGTCGGGCCAGTAACCCCTTGCGGCCCAGTCGGGCCTGTGGTAGTGGACGCGGGTCCCGTGGGGCCAGTGACCCCCGGATCGCCCTGCGGTCCCGTGGGGCCAGTGACCCCCGGATCGCCCTGCGGTCCCGTGGGGCCAGTGACGGTCGACGCCGCTCCGGTGGGGCCGGTGGGGCCGGTGACCGTGGACGCGGGGCCGGTGGGGCCAGTCGGGCCAGTGACGGTCGACGCCGCTCCGGTGGGGCCGGTGGGGCCGGTGACCGTAGACGCGGGGCCGGTAGGGCCAGTCGGGCCTGGGACGGTTGAGGCGGGGCCGGTGGGGCCAGTAGCGCCAGTCGCCCCTGGCGTGCCGCCATCCCCCTTCGGCCCCGTGGGGCCGGTAGCGCCAGGCACCCCTTGCGGCCCAGTAGGGCCTGTAACCGTAGAGGCCGCACCGCTAGGGCCGGTGGGGCCAGCGTCGCCCTGTGGACCCGTTGGCCCAGTGGGGCCGCCAGTGGGGCCGGTGGGGCCAGTGGCGCCCTGTGGCCCCGTGGGGCCAGTAACCGTCGAGGCCGCGCCCGTCGCGCCAGTGGGGCCAGTGGGGCCAGTGGGGCCGGTGACACCCTGATTGCCCTTGGGGCCGGTAGGTCCGGTGGAGCCGGTGGGGCCTTGGTTACCGAGCGGCCCGGTGGCACCCGTCGCGCCAGTTGGGCCTGGCGTGCCTTGCGGCCCCGTCGCGCCAGTCGCGCCAACCCCGCCGACCGGGCCGGTGGGGCCAACGGGGCCGATGGGTCCCTGGTCGCCGCGTGCGCCTGTCGGTCCCGTACCGCCGACTTGGCCTTGCGCTCCCGTAGCGCCCGTCGCACCAGCTGGGCCGGTAGCGCCAGTGGGGCCGGCGTTGCCCTGAGCGCCTTGCGGCCCCGTCGCGCCGGTGGGGCCGGTGACGCCCTGGACGCCTTGGGCACCAGCAGGGCCGGTCGCACCAGTAGGGCCGACGTTGCCCTGCGGCCCCTGAGCGCCAGTGGGGCCGGTAGCGCCAGCGGCGCCAGTCGCGCCGGTGGGGCCGACGCCGCCCTGAGCGCCCTGTGGGCCGGTTGGCCCGAGTGCGCCGGTCGCTCCGGTGTTTCCCTTCGGGCCGGTCGGCCCCGTCGATCCTGGGCCGCCCTGAGCGCCCTGCGGCCCCGTGGGGCCGGTCACGCCGACACCCTGCGGCCCGGTCGGGCCGGTGTTGCCCGTATTGCCCTTCGGGCCAGTGGGGCCGGTCACGCCCTGGGCGCCCTGAGGTCCCTGCCCCCCAGTCGGCCCCGTCGATCCGGTTGGGCCGGTCAGGTCGGCTAGCGCGATGAGGTCATGCCAGACGAGCTCGCCATCCCAGCGCCACTGAAGATGCGTGCTGGTAGAGCGAAACTCAACTTTCCCAGCACCAAGCTCCTGGATCTGGCGCAGCGCGCGCTTAGCTAGTACGGTGCCTACGTCAGACATTGACCCAACCAGCGCCGTCACTCATCGTCAACTCGTCCAGTTGGCCGATGCGGTCGGCCGCCCAGAAGGTCGTGCCTGGCGCCACACTGTTCGCGGCGGGCCTAGTACCTATCAGGCCGCGGAGTTCGTAGGAGTTCGACGTGGTGACGGTGCCGGTGACGGCGGTGATGACATCGCCGAGCAGGCCAGCGAGGTCGATGGGAGCGCCGGCCTCGTCGTGCAAGATGGCGTGCTGCCTACCGTCGGTGCCGATGGCCGGCGTGTACTCGTCCTTGGCCGGATCGAAGACCTGCGGGATGGGCGCACCACCGCGATCGCGCTTGATGTTCTTGGTGTCAGCTGGCATCGCTAACCCCGCACCCGCGCCACGAGCGTCCACGGGTGGCTGGCGTAAGGGGTGACGCTGATATGCGGCGCGCGCGCCCTGACGCTGTTCGGGCGGAACGAGGCGTGGATGTTCTCGATCACGAGGTCGCGGGTCCAGAGGATGCCGACGTGCCCGACCGGCTTGGCGGCGTTGTGGTTGAACACGAGGTCGCCGGGTTGACGTAGCAGACTGGGTACGGCCCAACCGAGCTTCTTGACGCTGGCCTCGAAGTCAGCGGCCCACGGGTCCAGCTTCGCCTGCGCCAGGTTGCTAACCGGGTCGGGGCCGCGCCGCGTGGTGGCGGCCACCAGCCACTTCTCGTACATGCTGTGGCTCGGCAACCCCAGGGCGCGTTCTACGACCAGGCGCACGAACTGAAGGCACATACCGCTCTCTGCCGGCACTGAAGCCTGGCCGCTGGCGGCATCCACCAGCGCCCTCACGATGCGTTCGTTCACGGCCGTCACACCACCACCGCCTTCAGGGCTACAAGGACATCGGCGAGCGCCGCGTCCGGGCTAGTTGGCGAGACCAGGCTGAGAACGTCGCCAGCCGACAGCGGCACGTCATCAGGTATCGCCCACGTCGCCGCGCCATCGGTTGCGATGGACAACCCGCCGACGCTGACGCCGTTACACCGCAAGTCGAACGCCGTTGGAGTCGACGCTGGCGGGGTGCCGACATGCGTCACGCCGGGGTCCGCCGCGTGAATCACGGACGGCCAGGCTGCTAGCGCCTTATCGCTATCGCCACCGACCACGGTCCCAAGGAAGCGCAGTTGCATGGCGTAGACGCTCGGGCCGGGCGGCCCCATCGGGTACCAGTGGCTGACGGCACCGGGGCTGGCGATCGGGCTGCCAGCCGCCGAACCAACGCGGATCTCGATGGACGCGACCTTCGCCTCCCCCGCCGAAGTGACGATGCTAGCCAGCCCTCGGTAAGTGTCGCCCGCCGCGCCGCCAGATACCCAGAACGCCTGCACGGTGTCGGTGTTCGCGGCGGCGCCATCGTTGACTATCACGCCACCGGGGTTGCTGAGGTCGGTGATGCTGGACGAGGCAATGTCCTGGTTACCGAGCCACGGCAGCCAGTTGAGGCGGTAGATTACCTCTTCACCTTCGCGGTGATCGATCACCACGACATCCGGTGTCACCGCACGCCCCTAGCCATCAGGCGCACCACCCGAGGGATGCCGAGCACCACGTCATAGGTGAACGGCCGCATCGCCAAAGCGAGGCGTCTCACCCTGACTGCGACGGCAGGGAACAGTCCGTAGGCGTGGATCTGCGAGCCGACCATGACGCCAGTGTTCCAGCGCCAACTAGTGCGGTGCAGGAAACTCAAGCCTCTTCTAGGGGGTCGTCCTCGAACACCCGTAAGCGCTTGATGTTGGCGATCAGGGCGTCCACCTTGGCGGCGGCGGCGAGGGCGTCCTGCGAGTCCAGCGCGATGGAGATGCCGATAGCCTCACGCAGCATCATCATGCGGAACTCGTTGAAGCTGCTTGAGGTCTTGGTGACCGCAGTCAACAACCGACTGTTCTCGTTCTTCAGCGCGTCCACCTGCGCTTCGACGCGAGTGACGTAGTTGCGCGCCGCCTCCACCTCCTTGCGCATGTCGTCACGCAAGCGGCCCTCCCAGTCGCGGTCGCTCTTCAACCGCGCCGAGCGGTTGGTGAACCACGGCGTGGCGAAGCCGGTGACGAACACGAGGATGACGACGACCCACCACGGCGCTTCTGGAATACTCGGGATCATGCCCCATCTCCCTCTACGCTGAGGAACGCGACGGTCGGTTCTCCTGCCGCCGTCAGATCCTCTACTTCCGCCCGCAGGCGCTGGTTCTCGCCTCGTAGGGCGATGACCTCTTGGATGAACTGTTCCGCCATGCGACTGATGACAGAGAGGCCGGTCTTGGCCTCCTTGCCCCCGTCAGCGCAAAGGCGGTTGAGCACGTGCCTGCGGTAGGTGTCGATCTCTAGCAGCGCCCACTCGGCGCTGAACACCGGCAAGGTGATCGGGGTAAGGTGGACCAGGGCGCAGGCCTTCTCCGGCATCGCGGTGTACGTCCGGTCGATGTAGCCAGGGAACGTGACCGTGAAAGGCGCAGACTCGAACTGCATCTGCGCTAGCTCCTGGCCCGTGGCGCCGTCCACCACCTCGACGTTTATCATGGGGCCACCGGCGATATCGACCAGGCGGCGGGGGAGCTGCCGCCTACTACTTGGTTGTTGCACTTGTAGGTCGTGATGCGGTACGACCCGCCGTAATCATGCGGGTCCACACCATCGCAGACCGTGTACGAGTTCTGCCCGCAAGCGCCGTCGCTGCCCTGTTGCGTGAAGCAATCGTAAGGCGAAGGGAAGCAACTGTTGCCGTAAGAAATCTTCTGGATCTGTTCGTTGCACGAATACTGCGCCGACTGCGACGGGGTGTAGGTGCCGTTCACCGTGATGAGGTAACCGCTGAAGGCGCTGGTGGCGAAGGCGTACATGTCGCCGCCGCTCCCGATCAGGCGGAAGTAGGCCGTGTCGGCGTTCTGGTTGACCCAACCCTGCCCACCGGCTGGGATGCTGAGCGCCACCACCGTGCGCGCCGAGGACGTGTACAGGTTCAGGGTCGTGCCGGCCACGTTGTTCTTCACCGTCACGCCGTTGACGCGGTGGCCCCGCCCGCCGTAAGTGAACATGAGGTTGCTGCCCGTCGCCCACAACGCGCCGCTAGGCTGGGCGCTGCTCTGTACGTCCATGCCGCCAGCTGCACGCAAGTTGCCGCTGGCGTCCACCCAGCGCAGCGTCTTGGTCGCGGCGTGAAGGTAGAGCTCCTTGGGGGTGTGACCGCTGGCGATGAGTTTCCCCCTCACGATGCCAGAGCCGACGACGAGGCTCCCATCGGAGGCGCGAATGTGGATCGCCACCGACATTACTTGACCGGGATCTTCAGGGTCGCGGAGTTGCTGAAGTCCATCGTCGTGTTCGCCGCCATCGTCAGGGTGCCAGAGGCGAAGGACGTACTTGCGTTGCTGCGCAAGAACGCGGTGGAGTTCAGCCCATCGAGCAAGTCGGAGTCGGCCGCCTTGGCCGAGACGCCCAACTTGTTACTCAACAGAGTATCCGCCTGCCCCTTGGTGTAGTACAGGGTGTCGTGATTGTGGCTGGACGGGGCGGCAGAGATGTTGGTGCGTGCCTGAGCCTGCTGTGGGGCTGAAAGCGGCTGCGCGACGTCATACCGCACGTAGCGATCGTCGTGGTTATGCCCAGTGACCGTGGTGCCGAGGCTCTGTAGGGTGACCTTATCCGCCGCCGACATGAAGCCGGATTCGCTGGTCGTCGCGTTCGGGTGGGCGCCGGCACCGCCGCGTCCGATGTGATCGAACATGGCGCTGAGGCTGATGGTTCGATATATGGGGGTAGCCGACTGGATGCCGGTCGCCTGCGAGTACGCGACGCGCAGCAAGGGGGCGGTGTTAGCTGGCCAGCTGGTGCCGGACACGAAGCCGAGGGTGATGCGATCTCGCATCTCCGACACGGTGATGGGCGCAAGGCTGGCGTCGTACTCCTCGCGGGGGATGGGTTCGCCGTCGCTACGCACGTAACCGAAGAACGCCCTGTGCTCCGTGAAGACGCCACCACCGCTGGCGTACTTGCCGGGCGGGTTGCGCGTCTCCGGGTTCTCGTCTGCCGCCTGATGCGCCGCGTAGAGCGTGTAAGTGCCGCTGGGCTGGCCGGTGAGTGACACGTTGGTGGTCTGCAACAGATCCGCGACCTGACATGCGGCCGGGATAGTCACGTCGGCGAAGCCCCCTGTGGGGCTGGGGGTCGGGTCCTGATCGACGACCCACTGCTCCGCGCTGGTCGGCACGACCGCCGCCAGCGGCGCGTAGACCGTGACGACGTGCGTTGAGGTTGCCGCTAGGTACTGAAGCGTTCCGATGACCCCAGGGGGGAAGGTGCCCCAGAGGGTCGCGCTATCAAGGCGGCGCAACACCTCAAGCAGCCGGCGCTCCTTGCTGCGGATGCGTTCGTTGTTAGCGTACCGCCTCGTTCTCATGCGTCGGTTTTAGCAACGTTCAGTACCTGCGTGCGAGAAAGTCCCAGCCTAGCCGCCAAGCAGGTAGTGCCACAACAGGCCGTAGGCCATGTTCAGCTGAGTAACGTCGTCGGGATCGGGGTGAACGGCGTTATGGAGCGCCAGCGCCTGTGTCGCGATGCGGCCGGTCGGATCCCACGGGGCGAGGGTGTGGAACTGGAAGTAGGCGTACTGGCCTTGCGACTTGCGGCTAGCGCCGCCTTGGGGGATGCCGCCGCGTGCCACGTCGCCGCCGATGGTGCTGGCGATATCGACGATGCCGTTGTCGAACACGAAGTTACGGAAGGCCGACGCGACCGCCGTCAGGCGACCGGACGTGACTTCGGCGTGGTTGCTCATGTAGAAGTCAACGAGATCCTGCGCGAAGTAAGTGGCGTAGTAGGACTCGTGCAGGTAGTTCTCGGCGTTGCCGGTGGCGCTGCCGTCGGCGTTGTACAAGACGCCCATGCGCCAGACGTAGGCGCTGCCGCCGTTCACCGACACCTCGACGAGGTTCACGCCCGAGCCGGTGCGGAAGTTGGCCGCCAGGTGATCATCCGCCACGGCCTTGTAGGTCGCGTTGCCGGTCAGGCGCCACAGGTAATGGTGCATGAGGGCGTTGCGGTTCCACGGGTGGGTGAGCCAGAAGTTGATGAAGCTCGTCTTGGGAGCGGTGCCGGGGCCGTTGATGGTCGTCCACTTGGGGATGAACTGCGTGAGGAGGTAGTTCTTCCAGAAGTCGGCGCGTTCACCGTAATCAACGCCACCGGGGCTGACGAGGCCCCTGTTCTGGTCGAAGGTGTACGCGATGAGCGCCACGATGCCGTGCGTCATAACGGCGTCTTGTTCGTGGTTCTCCTTGCGGTAGTAAGTCGCGTTGCCGGAATCATGCTGCCATACCCAGCCGAGGCGCCCGTCACCGTCGTAATCGCTGAGCTTCGCGCGCGCGAGTTGCCACATGCGGTCAACCCAGTCCAGGAAGCGCAAGTCGCCGGTCGTGCGCAGCACGAGGATGGCGTTATGGGTAGCGTCGCCGACAGCCCTGCCGAGGTCGTAGAGGTCAGGCCCCCACGTGGCGTCGCCTTCCGCCAACTCAAGCACATCCGCGTAGAGGTAGGGGGCGTTGGTGCCGATACCCGTCAGCAAGCGAGCGTGCCACGTCTGCGCGTCTGCGCTGAGGGCGCTCGCCGAGAAGCTGGGGTTGCCGCGATGGTACCAGCGTTCGGAGAGGGGCGTGGCGTGAGCAACGTTGCTGTAAGGCCCCGAGCCTGCCGATGCCGTCCAACGAACGCGGTAGTAGTACACGTTGCCGTTGGTCAGGCCGTCATCGACGTACTGCCCCGTCGTGCTGGCGGCGGTTCCCACTTGCGCGAAGCCGCTGCTGGGGCTAGTGCTGCGCTCCACGCTGGCGACGTAAGAGCCGTCCGGCGTCGAGGTCCAAGCGATGGTCGCGTTAGCGTTGCCGTTGCGGGTGACGATGGTCGGCGCGACCGTTGGGGCGCTGCCGCCGCCACCCGTGTCGCCCGGCAAGCCCGTGCCACCAGGGCCGGAACCGCGCCCAGGGATCCAGATCAGTTGGTGACGCCACCACTTCTTGAGCAACGCCAACGCCACGGCGCTAGCGCCAGCGTTCGTGCCGCCGACCCCAAGCCCGATAGCCGGGCTGGTAGGCGCTAGGGAGTAGTCGCCGTTGGGGGCATCCGCGAACTTCGCGACGGACGCCGACACGTTGAGGAGGTTATTCGACAGCGGGCCGTTGACGTTCACCTCGCCGTTGCGGCTGCTGTTGCCGACGATGACGTTGTTCCGCGTCTCGCTCGGCGCACCGCCCGTGTCGCTGATGATGCCGATGGCGCCGCTGGCTATCGTGTTGTAAAGGTAGGCGTTGCCGGGGTTTGTCGTGGAGTTGTGGTTCAGGCCCTGCGCCTTGTGGAACAGCCCGATACATCCGCGCGCGTTGTTGGGTCCGACGCCGGAGTTCTGGCCGCCCATCTTGAAGGCATTGCCGTCGCCTGGCCCGACGCCATCAGGCGAGTAGGCGGGGGCGATCGCCACGCAGTCGATGAACTCGCCTTGCGTGGCGCGGAACAGGTCGAAGCAATCGTCGCCGGAGTTGGCTGCCAGGCAGCGCACGATGCGCGGCGCAGACGCCACGCTGCTAGTGTTGGCGGTTACCACGAAGCCGTCGGGCCGGTTCGTGCCGCCACCCGCGCCGTAGCTGCCGATGCTGACGCCATCTTGTATCAAGGCGTTATTGGCTCCGTAGACGCACACGCTGCTGGTGTAGCCGGAGTGGACCACGAAGTCTTCGATCTTCGCGCTGGCGGCCTTCACCAGGATGGCATACGAGGCCGTCACGTCATCGGAGCGCGCCGGCACGCCGGTCAACTCGAAGCCTTTGATGTGAACGCCGGTGGCCGTCACCAGGATGCCACGCGACACCTCGTCGCTGAGGGAGCCGCCGTTGCCGCGATCGAGGCGGAAGCGTTCGCTGCCGTAGCCGAAGAGCTTGATGTTCGCTTTGTTGACGTTCAGTGCCTGGGCGATGGGATAAGTGCCAGCCCGCACGAGGATGGTCTGCCCGGCCGAAGCCGACGAGAGCGCCTTGGCGATGGTCTTGAACGGCGTGGAGGTGCTAGTGCCGTTGTTGCTATCGCTGCCGTTCGTGGCGACATAGTAATCGCCGACCGTAGTGTTCGGCGTGACGGGGTAATCGGCGTAGCTAGAGCTCCCGCTGCCAACGCCGATTAGGCCGGATGGAAGCGGCGGTTCGCCACCGCCGACGACCGTCAAGGTCGCGTTCAGCCCGTTCCTGCCAGTGGAGGCGCTCCACATGCCGGTGTTCGCGAGCCGGATGGAGTACCGAGGGTCGCCGCTGAGGTTGGCAGACGGGTCCGGGAGCGCCAGGTACATGGCGTAAGCGCCCGGCGCGATATCGGCAGGCAGCGTAACGGTGTAGTCCAGCACCGCAGATTCGCCGCCGAGCGGCAGGTCGCGTCGGGCATCGCTAGTCAGGCGCAGAGTCCTGGCAGTGCCGCTACCGGCGACGAGCACCAAGTCGATCGGCCTTGGGTTGTAGACCTTACCGAAGCCGTAGTTCTGGACGCTCATCTGGATGCTGATGGACGCGTTCGGCGCAGCCGTCAGCGGCAGGGTCGCCCAGTGCAGCGCCAGCCGGTGACCGTAACGGCGGCTGATCTCCGCTAGGTGGCCGCTGTCGGCCCACTTCTGATACATGGACTTCCAGAACTCGGAGTTCATGTAGTCCCAGCCCATGAGCTCCAACTGCTGGATGATGTAAGGGCCGTCGTTCCAGGCGCTGAGGCCGTCCAGGTCGCACGTCTCCCCGCCGCCGACGCCGGTGCGCCCGATGTCGTTGGCGTACTGGCGCTGTTGCACTTGCGTGGCGACCGCTTCGTTCCAGTAGGTGGCCATCCATTCACCCGCGCCGTAACAGTCGTTGTAGTGCCCTAGGCGCGACATGACAGAGCCGGTGAAACGGTCGCCATAGGCGGGGGCATCCGCCCCATAGCGATCGATCATCCACCACGGCGTGCGAAACTGCACTGACATGGTGTTGGGCGTGTTCGCCATGATGGCGTCGATGAACTGGCGCCGCTGCGTGGTGTTCAGGTGGATGCCGTTGCTGCTGCTGTGCTGTTCACCCCAAGCGCCGACGAATCCGCCTTGCAGGACGGCGATGGAGTCCTTGTAAGCCTCAAGCAAGGGGGCGAGTTGCTGGATGTGCCCGACCATAGTGGCTATGTCAGCGTCGGCGCCGCTTGAGTCGCGGTTGTAGGCGAAGCGCAGCACCGCCTTACGGCCACTGTTGCGCCAGGTCGCCATGTCGGCGGCGAGGTTGTTGAGGAACGACGACGGCAGGGTCGTGGTGGTGCGGTAGGCGTCGAGGCGCACGTAGCACATCTGCAACGTGGGGCCGGGCGCGACCCCGTTGACCGGCGCGCTGTTACCCTTCGTGCCATCGAAGCTGTACTTGCTTGAGTCCTCGACGTACCAGCCGCGCTCCGGGTTGGCGAAGTCGGTGGCGGCGTCAACGACGTAGTTGACGACCTGCGTGTCGCCTTGCGGCGGCGGCGCAATCGGCGAGCCGTCTGCGGCTACCAACCCCTTGCGTGCGTACAGCAACAGCGACATGCTTCTCCTAGTAGTAAGACACCATCAGGCGTGGGCGCTGAGCGTCGCCGGTGGCGATCTGGTGCGGGATGCCAGCCAGGCCGTTGGCGGTGGCCGCGTTGTTGCGCGTGAAGATCCCGACAGCGTTACCAGACGCCCAAGAGGCGCGGTTCACGAGCGCCTGGATAGCGGAGGTTATGTCTGACTCCGCGACCCGCACGCTGTCGCCGCCGTTCATACCGGACTTGTACAGCCGCTTATCCGCCGAGAAGCTGCCTACGCGGGTGTTGAAGGCGGCATACGTGGTCGGCGCGAGGGAGTTATCGACTCGCTCTACCCAGTAGTCGAGCCAGTCAACGGCGTCGTCCGTGTACGAGGCGGCGGGATAGTTGTCGTACCACCGCACGACCCACGACACCGAAGCGGAGACGATCGTGGCGTCCTTCGGCACGGTGACGTTGGGAAGGCGGATGTAACAACTCTTCTGCGCCGACTTGGTCATGATGTCGAAGTATTCGGTGTAGATGGCACTACCCGACGCTAACAGCGTGTCGGTGTTCGCGGCCGTGTAGAACGTCTTGTCGGTGGCAGCCGGTGGGGCCGCCGTGCCTAGGCCAAGCAGGACGGGCGCCATTACGCCGTCCTAGGGATGGTCAACGCCAGCCACGTGTTGAAGCCCGTCACGTTGACGCGCAGCACATTGTTAGCCGCGAACGACTGCGAACCCGTCACGCTCGTGAAGCTAGTGCCGTCCGTGGACTTCGCGTACCCGATGGTGGTGGTGCCGAGGCCGCGCTTCGCGACCCCGCTTAGGTTCAGGGTCACCGGATGCGTGAAGGTGATGTAGTAGTTACCGTCTGCCGGTGGGTTCAGGTAGAAGGACTCGTACTGCGTGGGGCGCACGTCTGCCACCACCGCCAGCCACGTGGAGCCGCCATCTGCCGTCACCAGGGTCACGACCGACACTTGGTTCGCGCCGCCTGCTATCGAGCCGTCGCCGCCGTTCAGGATCGTGGTGTTCGTGGGGAACGTCAGCGTCCTGCCGCCCGTGCCGTCCTGGACGACGCGCAGCGTGATGGTGACGAGCCTGCCGGACGGCACGTTGGACGGTGCGAGGGTCACGTTGCCCGTGAGCCGCATCGTGCCGGTCACTTGTGCGCCGTTGGAGCAGTTGACCGTGGCCGTGCCCGACGAGTTGCCGAGCGCGACGTAGACCGCTGGTTCCGCCAGCGCCGCTATGGCCGCCGCCGTCGAGCGCTTGCTGGTCCCGCCTTGGACCACATACGCGAGCTCAACCCCGGTCAGGGGATCGGCGGCGGGTAGTGCGCTTACCTTGGTATCAGCCATCACTCCTCCTACTCGATTATGACCTTACTGCCACTTTCAAGCAGGATGATGTCTCCGCTTTCCAGAAGCAGGAAGTTGGCCCCAGGGCCGATGGGCGCTATGCCGTCGCCCGTGTAGCGGATGTCGTAATAGTCGTTGCCGAGAGTGTCGCCCTGCACGCCGAAGTTCACGATACAGTAGGCGTCGACGTGGTAAAGCGCCAGCACGGCGAGTAGCGCGGAAGAGAACTGCCCCAGGACCCACTGCGGCACGCGCACGAACCACGTGAAGTCCTCGCGCCACACGTCGACGCCCATGAGCTGCACCCCGACGGCGCGGAAGATGCTGAGCACCCCCTCCTGGCTGCCGGTGGCGCGAGCCAGGCGGAAGGCTTGCGAGTAGACGAAGCGCCGCACTTGCGGCGGCAGGCCGGGCACGCCGGGCGGGTCGTAGCCCATCGAGTTCGCGCGCGCCTTGACGAGGCGCATGGGGCAGTAGAGCGGGTTGTACAAGTAGTGCTTATTCAGCGCCCAGATGGCGTCGTCATACAGGCGATCCACCATGAACGCCACCATGCTGTCCTGGTACTCCTGGTCTACGAAGCCCATGCCGGACGCCACGTAGCGCGTGAGGGCGTTCACGTCGCGCAGCGGGCCGACATCTTGGCGGCCGAAGCGTTCGTCGGCCACCGGCAGCGCGAAGGCAGTGACCTCCAACCGGAAGCCTGCTGCCGTGACGGCGAAGTCGGTCAGCGACGGTAGCGGGGCGGCGGGGCGAACGGTGCTGCGGATGAGGAAGCTAGTCACCCCAGTGGTGGCGCTGTGCGTGGCCGGGATCGAGATGTCGAACGACGCGTCGGCGTTCGTGTGACTCAAGGTGAGTGTGACCGTCGCCGGGTCCGGGTTGTGGATGTACACGCGCTTCTCGCGGTAATGCTGCGGACCGGCTGGTAACTCTAGCGCCGCGAGCCACGACCTATCCCGGCTGATGGGCCGTAGTAGGGCCGGGTCGTGGTAAGCGCGGATCACTGCGCCTCGGTGAGCGTGATGTCTCCGGCTGCGATGCTAGGCGTCGGGTACTCCCACGGTTCCAACTCGTAGACAAGGGCGTCTGGGGTCGCGTCAAGCAAACGGCCGTTGAGGGTGATGTCGACGATGTAGCGAACGTTCGGCACGGACGCGATGGCGCCCCACAGCTGCCCCGCGAACACGGGGCGTTCGTGCGGCCAGGTGCGCCAATCCAGGTGACGCTGTATCGCCTCAAGCATGTTCGTCTTGATGTCGTCCTCGTCGGCCCCCGGTTCGATCACGGCTTCGATGGTGCCGCTGATGGGAACCGGCTGAGCGGGGATGACATGCAGCGCCGACGCGCCGTACGGCACGGTGACGTGCAGCAGGGCGTCCTTCACCGCCGTGGTCTGCGCGTCAATGGCGGCACCACCAGCCTGGTCGACGAGGGCTAGCGTCAAGTGCCCGGCCTTCGGGGCGGTCTTGGTGTAGGTGGAGGGCGGTGTGTAAAGCACCTCGGTGCGGGCGCTGGCGAAGGCGCGTCCGATGTCGGGGAAGTTGAGCCCCACGTAATCCGCATGGTCTACGTCGCGCACTAGCGCCTGGGGGTTGAAGGCGTAAGCCCGGAAGAGGGTGCGGATCTCCGCGATCTCGCTGCCGTCGCGGCCCGGCGAGACATCGGCAATGACCACCGTGGCTCCGCGCAACCAGCCGGCGCTAGCGGTGATGGACGCCGCCGCCTCATCCGGCGTGCCGTCGCGGCCCTGCATCTCGGCCTTGATCTCCGCCTCACCGACCGTTTGGCCCACGGGGATGACCAGCGCCTCGGTGGCGATGAAGCGCAAGTCTCCCTGCACCACGATGAACGGGGCGGCCAAGGAATAGCTGCCACCAGCTGGCGCGGCGGGAACGGTGACGCGCACCTTAGCGGTGGCGAAGCTGGCGACATCCGGCTCGAAGCCGAACTCAGCGAAGCGCTGCCGCAAGTCGAGCTCGTTGCTGCGGAGCTCGATGGTGGCGGCGGTCGGCAAGTAGATGCCGTGATACAGGGCCAGCGCCAGGCGGATGTCGCGTTCGCCTAGGTTCTCTGGCGATACTTGTAGGCGCTCGGCGTAGAACGCCAGCCACGCCTCTTGGTCGATGAGGTAACTCATGGGGTGCGGTACTCCACGAGGAAGCGCTGAAAGCCGTCCTCGTCAATGTCATCATCGGCCACGACCTGGAAGAAGATGCCCGGCACGAAGGCTTGCAGGGTGCGCAGGACGTAATCACGCAGAACGCTGGCCGGTAGGGCGCGGCCCTGGTGGATGAACTCCAAGGCCAAGTTGCCGAAGTTGGGGCGTCCGGCAATGGTGTTGGTGCGGATGCGCAAGGCGTCGGCGATCTGCCGCGCCAGCGGGGAGCTGAACGTCTCCGGTACGGACACGCCGCCGTTGGATACATCGAAGTAAGCAAGTACGGGGTCCATCACAGCCTCCGTAACGACGCTACTGTGGGCATCGACGCCGCCGCAGGAATCATGTGGTGCTATTCGTGATGAGCCCCAGGTCGGCTAGCGCTGTTAGCAGGCTAGCGAGAGCCGGGGTGGTTGCGCCATCAGCGGCGGTCTTAGTGCCGGTCACGGCGGGCTTGGTGATGGGCGTAGTGCCGTAGAAGCCGAGCCTGACGGCGGCCAGACTGATGCCGCGTACCAGCGTGAGGATCAAGTCGTTGCTCGCGGTGTTCAGCACGAAGCTGTTGCCCTTGTCGTCCTTGATGGTGAGGGCCTTGGCTACGCCGTCGGCCAGGATGGTGTAGACCACCCCCAGGCCGGTGTGCGTCACCCGCCAGCGCACCACGGTGTCGTCGAGGCGGTGTTCGTCCAGGACGACGGTGGACGGCCCGATGACCTCCGACGTGTCGCGGTTGGGGTCGGTCGGCCAGGGGTGCCGCGTCTGCCAGCCGTGGCCGCGACTATCGAGGTGCGTGCGGCCGACATCCCCGTTGGGGCCGAACACCGGGTCGGAGGGGGCGTTCACGTAGCGGTCCTCGCCGCCGTTGCCCGCGCGCTTGGTGTAATCGACCGTCTCGCGCAAGTCGCTGTAGCGGTCGTCGGTGTTCTGCGGCCCGTAGGCGATGACAGCCAAGCCGATAGGGTTGATGGGCGACCTATCGACCGGAGCCACCACCACACGCGTGCCCGGCTTCAACGGCTGCCAGTCCATCTGATCGCCGTGGAAGTGGTTGAGGAACACCGGGATGGGGTGCGGGGTGATGGGGTCGGGGTTGGCGACGGAAGCGATCCACGGCATCTTCACACGTGCGTAATGGCGGGGGTACTTGACTCCTGCCTTGTTCGTCTCGGGTGAAGCCTTGTAGTTCGCCTCCACGACCTCGGAGATGTGGCAGATCATGCGGGGGCCTCCGCGCCGCGCCCGCCGCGCAAGGCGCCTTTGGTCTGCCAACCCGACTCGTCGATGATGTGGGTCACCGACACTATCTCCATAGGTGTGGCGTACAGGTCTTCCAGGCCCGGAGGCGGGTTGAGGGCCTTGATCTCGTCGAGCGGTAGGATGGGGAGTCCCGTAAGCAACGCGAAGTCGCCCTCGATGGACGCCCAGTAGTAATCACCGGCAGCGCGGTCGACGATATCTTGGGCGTCTTGCTGCGTGGCGGTGGACAAGAAGCCGATGTGCAGCGAGGTACCCTCCACCCCCATAGGGTTTGTGGCCGACACGACCACCGACTTCAGATCCAAGCCTTCCTCTGGCGCGACCCAGGTCGCCTCGATGGTAGCCGGCGACTCCACGAAGCTCTGCCGTGGCGTCCAGGTGGTGAGGATCGGCGGGTTGGTGTCGCCGAGCTGGGTACGACGCGTGGAGAGCGTCCACGTGCGATATTCGCGCCCGAGTTGCGGCTTAGCGCCAGGGTAGAAGAAGTGAACCTCTCCGTTCATCTGGTCAAGCCAATGAACGAAGTTGGCCTTGGACCAGCGCTGTATGTAATCGAGGAGGTTGTTGTCACTCTCGCCGCCCTCGTCGGCCTCGCCTTGCGCGACATCTTCAACGTTAGCGCTGATGGGGAAGCGTTGCTGAAGCAGGGTGTCGGCAATGTACAGCACTTGAGCCGCCTCGGTGCCGGTGGCCGACGTGCGCGTTTCGCGTGCCTGGAACATCTGACTATCACACTCGACATCGACTGCCACGGGGTTCGTGCCGGCCGGGTAAGCCTGCATGATATACCCACTGAACACTTCCTGAAAGCTGCTCGGTCGATCCTCGTAGCCGACCTCCACGCGCACAGGCATGGTCTTCTCGAACTCCGCGCCGACCAGTTTGGCCGACTCCTCGCCGATGATGGTGATGGTCGCCATATGCACCTGGTCGATGCCGAGGTTGACCTCCACGCGCCTTATCGCCGCGTCGTAACCGCGCACCGCCTGGACCCCGCCCTGACGAAGTTGGGTCATCAAACGCTTACCGTTGACGTAGACGCGAAAGGCGGGCTGGAAACCGAGCACGTAGCCCCCGCCGCCGAGGTCCCGGCCACCACTAGAGCCGCCGCCACCGACCAGTAGGCCGGTAGTGTCCGGCCTCACCGCGCCACCTCTGGCCGTCGTTCGCGCCTCACGACCACGCCATAGATGTCCACTTGGTTCTGAAGGTAGTTGAAGTACGCCTGCACCCACGCGGGAACGTCGCCGTGCCTGACCGCCACTGGCGGCACCAGCGGTTCGGTGTTGGGGATGATCGAGTACCCCATGCCGCTAGCCGCCGTCCACGGCGAGATCATGTCGGGGAAGCTGGCGGCGCGACCCTCACTGGGGATGCGCAGCGGGTAACCACCGGGCCAATAACCAGTCAACCAAGCGTTATGCAGACTGAGGGTGTTCACGCCAGACTGGAAGTTGATGCCCAGCGTGCCGGCGTGGTACTTGCCGATCCGTTCATCCTCGGCGTACAGCGCGAACGGGTTGTTCGGCGGCCGGTACGCGCTAGCGATAGCCTGCCAGATGCGCTGCCGGTGGGGGATAACGAATATGGGCATCAGTTGAACTCTACTCTGTACTCTGGAACCTGCATCAGGGTGATACTGACCGGGATGGTGCTTGGCATCTGCGCGTCGGCCCCGCCGAACGAGGGAACATCCTCTTGCAGCGCGATCTCGCTGTCCAGCGACTGAAGCGCCACCACCATAGCGTCACGCTTCGGCGCGTGGAACAGCATCAGTGGGCTGGGGCCGTTATCGTCGATGAACTTCTTGATGGCCAGGTACTCGTCGTACACGTTAGCGCCAGGGTCGCGACCACTCGACCTCGCCTCGCTGGCGAGGAACTTGTTCCAAGCGTTCAGCTTCGCCTCGAACGACCACGCCAACCCCGAGCCGTAGCCTTGGCTGACGTAAGGCGCGTTCATGCCCGGCAGCGGCTGGATGTTCAAGGTGCTGCGGTACCCTTCGGAGATTATCGGCACGTCGCTGAAGAGCCACAACTGCCCCGTCTTGATGGTGCTGAGGTAGAAGCTTGGCGGTGGGAGTTCACGTTGGCTATCCATCACCTGGCTCCACTTCTCGCGGCGTACTGAGCGTTGCGGGCCGAGATGGGGGCCGCCAGCTCCCGGACGATGAGATCCGATATCGCCTGGAACAAGTTGCGCTTCAAGTCGGGGCCATCAAGGATGGCGTCGACGGTCGCCTGGGCGATCTCCTCAGCCGACTGCCCCGGCGCGGCCTCCACCTTGACACCGCCAACGTCGATGGTCAGCGGCGCACTCACGGTACTGCCGGTATCCGTGGGCGGCTGAACCGTGTTGAAGCCGCTGTAAAGGCCGTCAAGGCTCATCGGGTCGACGCGCTGGCCATCGCGGTAGGCCCCGATGTGGACATGTGTGCCGTCGCCACCGCTGCTGCTGTACACCTTGCCGGTGTTCCCCTGCACGGCGAACGCCTGCCCGGCGCGCACGCCACGCGGATCGGCTCCGTACTGCGCCTTCGTGTCGTCAGACAGGTGCGAGTAAGTGATGGTCGCTAGTCCGTAGGCGTCGCGGAAGATGGCGCTATTCCCGAAGATGCTGGTCCCGCCACCGCCGAACAGGTCGGCGTTCCTGGCGTAATCGGCGTCTGTGTACAGGTACTCGACGGACCCCCCGGCCAGCGCTTTGATGTTCGGGTCGCTGAGCACCACATCAAGGCCGGTGTGCGACCCGTAACTGTTGTTACGCGCCGCCCCGTAAGGCTCCGTGATGACGCCGCCCCAGAAGTTGCCGCCAGCCGTCGTGGCGGCCTTGCTGTCGTCCACACTCGGCGCTGCGGGGCTCGGCGAGGCCGTGGAGGGGCGCGGGATGCTGGTGCCGCGAATGAAGCGCAAGTCGGGATCCTGCACGAAGCCGGTGAACACGTCACCGACTTGGCTGGGGCGCAAGTAGCTGGTAGCGGTCAGCGCCTCCGCGCTCTTCTTGGTGTTCCCCTCGATCACGCCTAGGGCAGCGAGGATGCCCTTCAGGTACTCGATGCCTTGCTCCTCGCCACCTTGGGCCGCGACGACGCTATCCCAGATGTCGCCGATGCGCGCCGCGCTCTCAACGTCAACCACGGCGTTCGAGCTCAACACCGCGCCGTCCTCGCCCACCAACGCAGCGCGGCCCGTCTGCACCGAGCGCCGCAGCGCCACCCCGAGCAGCGCCTCGCCTGACATGGTGAGGTCACCCTGCATCACCGGCTGCATGGCGTACTGCACAGCCTGGAACACTTCGGTGTTGTTGTACGGAACATTCGGGTTGGCGCGGTAGAACTCGTCCACCGTGAGCGCCAGGTCGCTGCGGATGTCGCTCTCGCTGGCGCCCTCGGTCATCATCAGCGCGGCGCGGTTACGCAAGATGGTGGCGATGCCGCCCTTACGCATCGCCTCCTGCATCGTCCAAGCGGGGTCGGGGCCGGGGCGCATCCACTCCGGGAACTGACTGCCTTTGATCCTGGGGGTGATGACATCCAGCACGTGACTGCCGGCGTTGCCGACGCGCCGCCAGAAGAGCTCAGAACCACTCATGTTCGCGTCGTAACCCGCCTGCGCCGCGAGTTCTGGGCTCATCGCGGCGAACTCACGCCAGTTGCGGGCGATGTTCCCACTCTGCATGGCGGTGGCGGCGGTCACTCCGATGGCCGCCGCCGCCGCGAGCGGGATGGCTGGCCCCGCCATGAGGGCCTTGCCAAGGGCGCCGAACCCCGCCGACGCCCCGCCCGCGAAGGCTTTCACGACGCCCGCCCCAGCCCCGCCGAGCAGCCAGTTGGTGCCGGCCATGCCGCCCATTAGTCCACTGGCCATCAACGCCGACTGCATACTGAGGCTGGCGAAAGTGTTCGACTGCGGGGCGCGCGCCGCCCAAGTGAACTGCTTGTCGGTGATGAGCTTAGCCGCGTCGACGAACGCCTGCCCAGCCGTGAGGATCGCGCCGGCGCTGTCGACGTACTGGCCGTTGCGGGTCTGCATGTACTCCGAGATGTGCCGCGCCGTGCGAATAGGATCCGAGCTGTCGACGACGGCGTTCAGTGAGGTCCCCAGAAGCTGCGACACGAGGCCGGTGCCGAAGCCGGTGATGCTACCGAATATTCGGTCGACGAGCGAGATGACCTCTTCCCCGGCGTTGGAATCGAGGAAGGACTCGAAAGCGTCGTTCAGCTGCGTCAAGTTCGTGCGAACCTTATCCAACGAGTCGGAGTACAACTCGACGCGGAAGTTCTGGTACAACGCGCCCATGCGGTCTACCTGGCCGGCGGTCGTACCCGCACGGCGCGTCAGGTAGTCAGGCCCGAAGCCCATCTCAGAGAGCATCTGGATGAGCACCTTGCCAGGATCCGCCGCGTTAGCGCCGCCCATCTCCTGTTCGATCTCAAGGAGACGGTTCCTCGGCAACTCGAAGCGCAGCGCCAACGAGCGGAAGCGGTCGGGGCCACCGGAGTAGAGCTCCGACAGGGCCACCATCGCGCCCTTGGTGCCCTGCACCGGGTCACGAGCGACCAGCAAGGCGCGGGCCAGAGCGCCCGTCTGCAAGCCAGCCTGGAACTCGTCTTGCGTCTGCGCCGTGATGCGGATGATAGGCGCCAACTGGCGAAACTGCTCCGCGAGTTCGGGGCGCGACAGACCCATCTCCTGAGCCGTGACGGGCATACCGGCGAAGTAATCGCTGTAGATGAGGCGCCGCGATTCACTACCCGCCAACTGGCGCGAGATACCCAGCTTGTCGGACATCAAGGCGTTCTGAAGCAAGGTCTGGCGCTCTTCTAGATCCAGAGCCTGCCCGATGGTGCTCTGCGCCGCGTAGCCGACGACGTTGCCGATGTTCTGCGCCATGTACAAACCGGCCGCGCCGCGCATCAGGTTCTGGTAGTTGAAGATCCCGCGAACGCCGCCCAAGACGCGACGGTACTGGCCGCTGGCGTGCTTCACGCCGCCCCACGTGCTTTCCCACATGCCGCCTAGGTTGGGGCCGGGGAACAGGTCGCTGAAGCCGACCCAGCGGCCGCCGTACATGCCCTGCCCGCCGTAGGAGGGGCCTCCCTGGGGCGGAAGCGCGTAGCCGCCGCCAGGGGGAGGTGGGGGCGTGAAGCCGCCGCCACCACCGGGGGGTGGAGGTGCGTAGCCGCCGCCAGGGGGTGGTGTGTAGCCGCCACCGGGTGGGGGCGGCGTGTAGCCAGGGCCACCGACTTGGTGGTACGTGCCGTTCGGGCCGATGCGCCACACGCGCCCGTCAGCGCTGGTGTAGGTCCGTCCGGCGACGGGGCCGCCACTCCATTGCTGCGACCGCCCTGCGGCGCTTTCCGGGGTGTAAGTGGAGCCGTAGCCGGGAACGTACACCATGCCGCTTGGCATCGGCGCTGACGGCAGGGTCATCGGCGTAGCGATCGGCCGGGCGGCGCGGGGGAACTCGATGCTCCCCCGGCCAGGCAAGTACACCGTGCCGCCCGGCATGGGCACGCCGCCGAAGATCGTTCCTTGAGACGGCGACGCGCCCCGCACCCCGACGCTGGCAGCCGCCGCCGCCGCTGCGGCCCCAGCCCCAGCCCTAGCCCCAACCCCGGCAACCCCAGCGCCAGCCGCCGCCGCGCTGACGGACGCTAGGGCGACGGCCAGGCTATCGAGCTGCCCCACCGAGTCGCGGACCATCGCCTTGATGGACGCCCCGATGGACTTGATGGCCGTGTCGAGGTTCCGCGCCTCTGTGAGCGCCTTCGAGAAGTCGATATCCGCCCGGAAGGACGCACCGAAGATGCTGACGCCCTTCTCACCCGGTGGCATGACTACCCCCGGCCGCGCTTGCGCTGCATGGCTTGGATAGCGTCCTTGCGGCGCTTTGCCTCGCGCTCGTTCGCGTCACGCACGCTGTCATACCACTCGCGCAACTCATCTAACGGCAGGGTACGGAGGTCGGTGATTCGTTCGCCGGAATGTTTGAGGTACATGATGTACCCCTTACGCGCCACCTCGTGAGCACGCTGCATGTTGTACAGGTGTTCTATCCAATCACTTGCCGGCAACTCGCCGCTTACCATCTTTTGGCTTAGCTGACGGATCGCCATCTTCAGGTACACCGGGAAACGGGGTTGGCTTGCCGCCAACATCCACCCTGCCCTCCAATATCTCGCTGAGCGGCTTGTAATCACGCATCATCAAGTGGCGAGTCAGGAGCTGGAAGTCGTACCAAGTGATGTTCATGAACGCCGCGAACGGCACGTCGCCGCGCTTGTCGAACATGCCCGCCTCTGGCGTGCCGAAGCGCGTCACCAACCACGTCAGTTGAGCGCTGAAGAGCACCGTCTCGTCGCCACCATCGGTCGGCAGGCGTTGCTCCGCTAGCTTGCGGTCTTGCATCGTGTGGAGCTTCAGGTACGCATCGCGGGTCACGTCCACGTCATCGCGCAGCGAGAACGCCTCCTGCCCGGTGGATGGGTGCGTGCCAGAGTCGATGAGCCGGTTGAGGGCGTCATAGTCAACGCCGGCCATCTGGTCCAACTGCGCGGCTGTCAGCACCGGATCGGTGCGCTGTTCAAGGTTGAGGCGCATCACGGCCTCGCCGTACTGGCGCGAACCCGGACGCGCATCCCTCGCCGCCTTCTCGTGAATATCGAGCACCTGGCGCAGCGTGTTGGGGCGCACGTCGATCTTGTCAACGCCGTCGATGGGGTGCAAGAGTTCGAGCGTGAACGGCTCGATGTAATCGACAACCGGCGCCAGCCCACCATCGTCGGTGAGGATGACGCCGTAAATCAGACGAACATGCTTAGCTTTCATACCGTCCTCCACGGCTACGGCGGGAGGTTTGATTTGTTGGCCCCCACCCCGTAGCAAGTGGGGGCCTGGTGCGAGAACGCCCTACGGGGCGGAAACGCCTAGATCAAGTGGCGTCGTAGTGGTTGATAGTCGTCCTCTTAGGACGCTTCAGCACATCGAACGCGACGGAGTAGTTGCTGTTGTCACCACCGGCGTACACGACCACGACACTCTCGTACACGTCCTCGAAGTTGTAGAGCTCAGCGGCAGACGCGGAGTTCTCGTCGCTCGGCTCGTTCTCCTCGAAGAGGCCGCGCACCGTGATGCCCATAGTGGCTTGCGGGATGAGGTCGGGCCGTCTGGCCGCCAGCTTCACGCAGCAATCCAAGAAGGCGGTGATGTTCTCGTTCAGGTAATGCCGCGTAGCGGGCGCATCGCCCTTCACGACGAAGGCCGGGAAGGTGCAGGTCAAGCGCTCCACGGTGAACGGCGTCACGCGAGGCGTCGGGCCGCGTGCGCCCTGATCGTAACTGGGGTTGAACCCCAGTGGACGGGCGGGCGGGGCACCGACGGCGTTCCAGACGCGCGTGTTGATGAGCGAGAGGTCGACCCCTTCGGTGTCGATACGCGCCTGCGTGAACAGGCGGCCTAGCGTCTCTGTGTTGATGGCGAACTCGACTTCGTACATCAGTTCCCTCCCGCCGCAGCCGCTGGCGCAGCCGGGGCGCCGCCAGCGATGCTGGTCAGGCCCTCGATCTCGGCGTCGGTGAGGTGCGCGAACACCCCGCCGAGGGTGCCGTTGAGCTTGATGCTCGCCATGAACACCGCCCAGCCGGGCAGGCTCGGGAAGCTGACGCCCTGCCAGCGGTTCTGGACTTCCATCAGGTCGAAGGTGCCGGTCGAAGCACGCTTCACCGCCCCGGAGTTGACGTAAGGCATGATGGCCTGGTCGCCGAGGCGCTGAATGGTGCCACGCGTGATGGCGTTGTTCGGCCGGTTGTGCGCCAGTGGCGTGAACGCGATGGCGAGACGTCGGCCGATGTCGTTGATGATGCTGCGCACGCCCAGGTCGCCCATGCGATCAAGCTGGTCATCGAGCGTGTAGTAGCCGTGGACGCCGTAAGCGCCACTATCAAGCTGCTTGAGGTAGTTGACGCCCGCTGCCGCTGCCGCGTCCATCTGGCCCTTGGTGAGGTTGTCATTCACGGAGATGGAGCGGAAGCCGAGCGGCGAGTTGCCGACCGGGTACGAGCCGCCGAGTCCGTTAGCGGAGATCTTAGCCGACCATTCGCCTAGGTACGCGGCGCTGGCCGGGACCTCGCGGCCGTTGACGGCCGCCTGAGCGCCCCAGCCGAAGAACTTAGCGCCGGTGCCGTCGCCTGGGCCGTCGCCGTAGGTGTCGGTGTCGTTGATGAAGTCGGTCAGCGTCTCACCGTACATCTGGTTCAGGAACACCAGGCGGAACGGCGCGGTCTTGAGGGTGTTGTGCAAGTAGGCGCGAACCACGGTGCTGGGCGGGTTGGCGATGGTGAACCACCGGAAGGCGATGCCCGACACGGCGTCGATGGCGGCCTCCCAGTTGCTGTTGGACAGCGCCGAGCCGTTCGTGGCACCAGTGAGGGTCGCCGTGACAGAATCGCCAGCCACGCGGTTCGCGTTGATGGTGCTGGTCGCCGCCGTCGGCTGGTACTCAAGGCGCACGTAGCGGCTGCCCATGACGGGATCGTTCATGACGCTAGCGTTGCGCGTGCGGTGCAGGCCGGAAGCGCCCGCCGTGCCGCCTTCGTAGGTGAACACCAGCCCCTCGAAGAGCTCTGGGGAGGCGTCAGGGTTCGGGCTTTGCACCTCAACGTCGCACACCGCCGTGTTGTTGCCAGCGGGGTGGGAGGCGACGATGCGCCTGATGGTCACCTTGACCGTGAGGCTGTTGTACGCAGCGCCGGGGCCGATGGCCTTGAAGCGGAACAGGTCGACGGCGCTAGGAACCGCAGCGTCGGTGATGATGGCGCTCTGCGCGAAGGTCGCGTCGGCGGGCTTGACGTTGTAGATGTCGAACCCTGCTGGCCGGATGCCGTTGTAGCTTCGCGAGGCGAAGGTCTTGGCGTAGTCCAGGTTGTAGTCGGCGTTGCCGTCGCCATACTCGCGCATGACATCGCCGAGGCTGAGGCCGCTACCAGGCGGCAAGCTGTTGAGTCCAGACCGACCGGCAGGGAAGTCACCGATCAAGAGTAGTCGTGGGGCGACCTCCGATGGCAGCGAGCCAAACGCGCCTTGGAAGTCCTCCCTCAGCTTGAATACGTCAGAACTTCTCATGCGTCCTCCACCATCTTGGTCTTCTTACCAGTCTTCTCGGTGTTCTCGCTGGAAACTTGCGCCAGAACGCCGCGCTCGACGAACGCCCGCAGTGCGTCATCCGTCGTGCCTAACGCCTTGGCGGTGACCACGGAGCCGTACTCAAGGCGGTGATGCCCGACCTTGTGGCCCTTCCGCATGACTTGATACTGCATAACCTCTCCTATTCTGTGGGCGGCATATCCGCCACTCCGGCGTCGTCGGCTTCTTGGCTGAGCGGGTAGTTGCCGACCCGCTCCGCGTACCAGGGGAACGGTTCACCGCGGTCCCAGTCCTCGATGACGGGAGAAACGCCGGTGATGATGTCCGTGCCGAAGTAGACCTCCGGCATCCCATCCGGCAGCTGGTGGACGGGCGTGTCGGCGGTGCAGCGTGCGGTGACGTTCGCCGTCAGGACGTTACGGAACACGCCGTTCGCCTCTAGGTTCACGACATCCACCCTGATGGGCACGAAGTCGATCTCGAACTTGTATATGTCCGTGATGAGCTTCTGGCGACTGTTGACCATGCTGAACACGTAAGCCGTCTCGAAGCGGTCCTTGCCTTCGACGTGTAGCCAGAAGCTGCCGCGCCAGAACGGTTCGGTGAGTACGAAGCCGCCGCGATCGACGTGGAGCACGCGGCCGCCGTACAGGGCGCGAACGAAGCCGGAGCGTGCCGTGCCGCGACTGCGGATGCCGATGTGAACACGCGGGTCGTTCACCTCGAAGTGGATGAAGTCCTCGACGATCACGACCTTCGGTCGCGCCTGTCCGCGAGAGACTTCTTGTTGCAGCTTGATGGTCGGGTTGTTGGCCTCGGAGAAGGCGACGTAGTAGATCTTGCCGAGCAGCCCGGCCCCGACCGGCTCCGTGAAGTAATCGCCCTGCTTGTAGATGTCGCCGTAAGGGATGCCGTCAACGTCGCCGCTGACGGTTATCACGTCATCCGTGTACCCGCCCGTCAGGGGGTAGACGATGCCTTCGGCGTACATCTTGCGCAGCGCGAGGCGGATATCGACTTCGGCGTCGACGCGGTTCACTTGATCACCACCACGGGCCGCCCCAGAACCGCCTCGTAGGCGGCACGCAGCTCCTCCTTCTCCCTAGGGATGACGGTGAGCACAGTAGGCAGGAGGGTGGTGCGCGGCGGAACCCCGAGGCCGTACTCGTTGTACGGGAAGATGGGGTGCTTCGTGAAGGCGCCAGACTGCCCGTGGTAGCGGCCTTGTGCGCCGAGCTTCTCGGTGAACGGCCCCAACTCGATGCTGTCGGCCAGCATCCCGTGCTCCTCGACGTGCTCAAGCGTCGGGTCGAACAGCATGGTATCGCCCAAGTAGCCGCGTTCTTCGCGGGCGTCAAGGGTCTTGCTGGAAAGCCGCTTGGCGTTACCTTCGTTGCCGTACTCGTCGCCGATACGGTCGTCGTCACCGAAGCGCGACTCCCAGTCGTCCTTCAGCACCAAGCCGGTCGCCTTGACGTTATCGCGTGCCACCGCCGCCAGGCGCTGCAAGTCGCGCATGAGGATGTCAGCGAAGCTGATCATTGGGGGCCTCGTTCATATCGGAGAGCATGAACAGGTACTCACTGCGATCGAACTCGGCCTTCACGCAGCGGTACTTGCGACCGCGCACGCTGAAGGTCAGCCCCGCGATCACGCCTTGGTCGTAGACGTTGGTGAGGCGCTGTGGCGCCTGGGTCGCGCGAACGTACAGGATGCCGTTGAGGCTGACCTTCTGCCCGACGGCAGCGTAAGCGGTTGGGCTTGGGTTGGTGTCGAAGTAGCCTTCTACTTCTATCGTGGCCGGCGCTACACCCGGCTGACCGGGGAACGTGATGTAGACGGCGTACTCCTCGAAGGCGGCTACATCCTCAGCGGCGTCGTTGAGCACGTTGACGCCGTGCTGAAGCATCTTGAAGTAGTAACCCTCACGGGACATAAGTACGCCTGACGGTTATGAGGCCACCGCTGGCCTCCGGGTCAAGCGGGGGCCACTCGGCCTCCGGGAACAAGTTGCGTGCCTCCTGGTAGTTGCGGCTTGCGGCACGCATCAACTCGGCATGGCTGCCGAGGGGGGTGCTGACCTGGCCGCCCCGTTGAGTGACCAGGCCAACGAACATGCCCTTCTCGTCGGCGAGGACGCCGAACAGTCGAGCCAGTGTGTAGTATATCAACGCGAGCTTTACCCGCTCTGGTGGCCCGACGATGCCTGGGATCGACTCGAAGATGAGGCGCGACGACTCCACCACGCCATACACCTTGTTGCCAGGCACGTCCACCGCCGCCACGGGCGAGCCGCCGATATCAACGACAGCCTCAGCCACCCCGAAGTACGCGGGGCGCAGCAGCGAAGCTGCCAGCACCTCACTCGGGGCGACCGGCGTCACGTCAGCTCATCTCCTGCAAGGCCGCACGCTTAGCGGCCATCGACTCGGAAAGCGCGGCGTGCGCCTTCTGTGCGGCCTTCACCTCAGCACGTGCCGCCTCTGCGTCCACGACAGCAGCCTGGGCCGCCTCTTTCTCGGCCTCATCATCGCCCTTGTTGGCGCGAGTGAGCGCTGCCTTTCGGTCGGCCAGCGCCTCCGATACGGGGGTACGAACACTCAGGATCTCGTCCAAGCGTGCAAGTTCCTCTTCACCCTCGGCTACCTCCTGTTGGAGCGTCGCCATGCGCTGCGTGAGACGCTTGGCTTCAGCCTGCTCCGCGCGCCCAGTGCCTTCCGCCGCCGCGCCGACAGCCTTGAGGGCCTTGGCTGCTTCAGCTGGCATCTTAGGGAGCTCTTCGCCGGGCTGGTACCACTTCTTGTCGTACTTGACTCTTGCTTTAGCTATCAACGCCACGGTTCACCTCTCTGGGGCGAAGCGGGGCGCTTGGCCCCGCCTCGGGTGACTACTGGTTACTGAACGGTGCCGCACATGAGCGTGCGGGGGTCGGTGAGGATGGGCAGCGTCCAGAAGACGGACTTCATGGCCACCTCGAAGGGTTCGTCCTGTTCCGCCATCCAGGTGTAGAGGCCGGGGGCGAAGTTGTTCTCCACCACCGGGCCGTCGACTTGGTAGCCGAAGCCGTTATCGAAGCCGAAACCGCCGTCCACAGCCGCTGGGCCGATGACGACCACGCGGTTTTCGTGCAGGAAGCGCGTGGCGGCGGGCTGCGCGGCCCCCGTGAAGTCGAACTTGTTGTACATGCGGTCGTAGGTCACGACCGGCCCGATCTCGCGGCGTGCCAGGTAGGCGTTGAGCTGATCGCGGAAGAACTCGATCTTCGCCTGCGTGGTGCTGCCGGTCACCGTACCGCCGATGCCAGCGTAACCGGCGATGGCGAGGCGCGTGCGGGTCGCGGCCTGGGCCAGCAGGTTGTTCAGCTGCTTGGTGGACATGACGATGAGGCGCGGGTACGCCCCGATGTCCGTCTTCATCGCATCCGCCCAAGTCTGGATGTCGTCCAGCCCGTCGGCGGTCGTGTCGGCGTTCCACGTGTCGGTGTTGGTGAGCGCGAACTTGTTGCCCCCAGCTACGCCGTAATCGACGGCGACGGAGGTGTTCGGGATGGTGTAAGTGCCCTTAGAGAGCACTTCCCAGCGCTGCGCCTCGGCCAGGTCGAGGTAGCCGGTCACCAGGGCGTTAGCCAACTGGTAAGGCCGGGCGCGGAAGATCTCCGCTGGCGTGACACGGCGGCCAGGCAGGAAGATGTCGCGCAGCTTGCGCAGCTCAGACTCGTTCAGGGTGTACTTCATGCCACCCTTCAGGATGCTGTAGCGCTGCGTGCTCTCGGTGCCGAGCGGCCCGGAAGGCAGCTCGGAGTCTGGCGCGATGACGGCGGATGCCACCGGGCGGAAGGAGACGCGCCCGACTTCCTCGGTCCAGTCGTCACGCTGCACGAAGGGCAGCAGACGCTCCCCAAGGCGGGTGGGGTTCTGAACCAAGTCCATGAAGCGCTTGGTGGCGAACTTGCTGATGTCCTCGGGGCGCAGGCCGTCGAAGTGCGAGAGGTTATACAGCATCTTAGTAGTCCTCCGCGAACTTGAAGCCTCGGAGCTTCAGCGCCGTCAGCGCGGTCGCTTCAAGGCCGGGGGTGTCGTTGGCAGCGACGCTAGGCATCCGCGCGCCGAAGAACCCGCCAGAGATGTAGATGCCGACCATGCCGCCGCCGTCAGCGAGATCGACGGTGGCCTTGAGGATGCCGACGGCGGTAGCCTCGAAGATGGCCTTGTTCTTGTCCGTGTCGGGCGCAGACGCAGCGGCGGTCTGGTTCACGGCACGCCAGAGGTTGCCGGAGGTCTTGATGAGCACCGTGCCGGGGCGCAAGTACACGTGCCCGTTCACGGCGGCTATCGCGTTGCCGTCCGACCCCTTGGTGTCGAGGTAAACGCCCGTCTCCCGCGTCTCGTGGACGTTACCCCACACGACGGGAAGGGCGACGTTAGCTTCGGCTAGCCCATCGTGCGGCCCCGGAGCAATCGTAAAACCAATCTTTCCCATGAACTATCCTTTCGGGTTGAGAATGTCGCTCAGCAACTTGTCGCTGGCCGTTTGTTGTTCGTTGTAGAACTTCGCGGCCTCATCAGCATCGAAGCTGAACGTCTGGCTGGTTCTCTTGCCAGGGTTCCCGCCACCAGGGAGGGGGTTGTCGGACACGGGCTTGGCATCGGGGTAGGTGGTGTAGAAGTCGTCGTTGACGATGGTAGCGAACTTATGGCGCTTCTCGCCACGCGTCAGCATGATCTGATCGCCGTCAAGGTCGATGTCGTAACCTTCCAGCTTCAGATAAGCGCGGGTCCGCAGCGCCAGCGTTTCATCGCCATCGAGTTGGCGCTTCATGGCCTCAGCGACAGCGCCCTGGCGTTGCTTCGCCTCAGCGGCCTGCACGACCGCCCTAGCGTCGTCGCGCTCCTTGGTGATCGCAGCCACAGTGGCCTTGAACTCCGCGATCTGCGCTTGAGCAGTGCCAAGGTCGAACTTAGCGCCCTCTTCCGCAGTCATCAACCGCTTCACGAGGTCGTTGCTTTGCTCCACCATGTGCTCCAAGGCGGCGATAGGGTCGTCGTTGTAGCGAGACAGCAACTCCCTTACCTCCCTCGGCCGGTAGCGCTTCTGAACTTCCTCATCTACCCTCTGCTTCTTGTCGGGCGAGGCGTCTCCGCCGCCGCCTTCGGTTGCGGCCCGCAACCATTGTGTCCGGTGCATAAACATAGACCCTAATCCTCCTGGGATGGGCTGTGGTCACTGACCACGGCGACAATGCCTACAGGACTCCCCGTAGCGCTGTGCATAAGATAAGCACTTTCCGGTAGGTTATGCACGAATGTTACACGCCCTCCAGCGGGATGGGGTTCCCGTCCTCGTGTAGTAGCCGCCGACCGGCTTCAGTCAGGAGGACGGGGTCGGGGTCGGGGTCGGGGTCGGGATCGGGGTCGGGGTCGGGGTCGGGGTCGGGGTCGGGGTCGGGGGGCCGCCACCCGAACAATCGCCTCAACCATTCCCATAAGCGGCGCAGCATCATTCCACGCTACCTTGCGGCTGGGCTTTCGCCAGGCGGATCTCCTGATCCGTCTGGATGGTAAGCCTCTGCCCCAACTCTGCCATGCGACGGTCGATGATCTCCTGCGCCTCGACCGGCGTCTTACCGCTATCCACCAGCAGGTGATAGGCGCTGTAGGCGTTGGAGTCCAACAGGCCCTTCAAGTTCTGGTGAACTTTATCCTCGCTAATGGGCAGGTACGGGACCATCTGCACCGTGAAGCCGCTGCGCCCCGCGATCTCAAGCACCCGACTCAAGGCACGCGACAGGTGCTCTGCCGTCTCCTCGCAACGCTCCATCTGCGGACCGTACAGCACGCGCAACGTCTGGGCCGGGATGTCCTGCACCGGGCGTTCGTTGAGCTCAAGCACGCTAGTGCGCGTGACGGTGGCGAGGCTTTCCACCAAGTCCTTCAAGCCGTCAAGGAACTGCCGCAAGTCGGCCGGCGCTACCGACTGAAGCTCAGGAGCCTCTTCGTTGGCCTTGTTCTTGGCGTGCCAGACCTGCAAGCCACCCGCCTTGCGAATGCGACTCGCCACCTCCTCGCTGACGTTCGCCAGGAAGATGAGGCGGAACGCTTCGTCCTCCAAGCCCTTCAAGAACTTCACGCGCAGCGCGTCATACTGCTTGAACACGTCAACGCCGTCGATGAGGTCGGACTGCTCCGGTATCGAGTCCTCCTCGCGATTCGGCACGTAGATGAACGGCATGTACGGGAACTGCTTCGCCTTGCCTGGCAGCAACACCCACCCGCCGCCGTCGTTGCGGAAGTCCAAGCGCCTGACGGTGGTGTTGGCGTCATCCCACTCGTACCAACGCGCCAGGCGGTACTCCCGGCCGCCCACGCCCAGCGCCTCGAAGCGCTGGATGACCAAGACCGCGTGCTCCTGCTCCTGATCCTCCACGCGCATGATGCGGCGCGCCACGTCCGGCTTGTAGACGCGGTACGGTTTGCCGGGCAAGCCCTTATCGGCTTGCAGCCACGCCCCGCCGTAGCGCGACATGTAGCGGATCGTCTTGCGAACGTCCGACTTAGCGAACAGCCGCTCTCCGGCTTCGTCGCGCACGCCAGCCGCATCGTAGACGCGCACCCCCCGCGCCATAGTCATGGTGACGGTCGAGTTCACGATGGTCTTGGCGTAGTTGGTGCGTATGAACAAGCGCCGCAGACTAGCGCCGTCGCCAGTCTCGCCCTTCACCGCTTCAGGCAACTCGATCTCCGCTCGGCGCTGGTAGTACGAGTCGATGGCGTCCCACTGCGCCACGATGTCGCCAGGGTGCGCAGAACCGCCGTACCTCTCAAGCTCCATGATGATGTTGGGTACGCTAAGCATTGCCCGACCTCCTGGTGTACATGCTGTAATCCCTGGGCGGTTCGCGGCCCGGCCCACGACCGCCGACGGCGGCGTAGAACGCCCCGCCTTCGACTTGCTCCATATCATCCCACTGCGCCATGACCCACGCATCAGCCTTGTCGGGTGAGCGGCCGATCGCCTCGCGGATGCGCTTCTTGGGGCTGATCAGGATGGCGCCGTTGCGGTTCTCGTAAGAGTGAGCGCGCAACTCCTCCTTCAGCTCCGTGTCCGGCGGCATGACGATATCGCCACGCTTCAGCGCCTCGGCGGCGCGCCAATAGGCGGCGGCGCGCTTGTTGTAGAACGCCGGTTCGCCATTCTCCTCGTCGTTCCACGCCTTCTCGGACGCCTTGAAGCGCTCCACGCGGCAGCCGAAGTCGGTGTCGAGGCGCGTAGCCACACCAGAGCCGACGCCGATGGCGTCAACGATGTACAGCGGCTCCTTGCGGCCGTACATGTACACCCGACCGGCGATCTCGTAATCGAGGCCGCGCCGCAAGTCGCGGATGCGGTCGTAGACCTTCAGATCGTTGTGCAGCCACATGGGAGCCACCATCGGGCTGTCGCCGCCCTCCTCGGCTGGGTCGACGCCGACCGTGTGATACGACTTGCCCTCCAAGAACTTGATGACGCCGGTGCGCGACAACTCAAGCCAGCGCCCGAACGCTCGGTCGATGTAGGCCGTGGGGAACAGGCCGCCTGACTTCTCAAGAGGGAAGTGCCCCATAACGGTCGGCAGGAAGCGGCCGTCGGGGCGGAACACGTGGATAGGCGCGTCGGCGTGGCCGAGCACGCGGTACTCCTGGCCGTCGACGACGATCCTCTGGTCGGCCGGCATCGGGTCAGGGATGCTATCGCGCCGCTGGTCGTCACCAAGCCAGGGGTGCAGGCGGTACAGGAAGTCGAAGAAGCGCGGGTCCGGCACGTTCGTGTCGGGATCGAACTCCCCCCTGTCGAAGCACCAGTCCTTCACGCGTTCATCGACGCGCTTATGCGACACCGCGCCGCCAGGGATGACTTCGCGGCGCTGGATGACGTTCGGGTGCGTGAACGCCCCTATGCGGATGGTCGTGTACGTCGCGCCCTCGGCCATCTCCACGAACGGGCCGGAGAACTCTGTGGGGTTGCCGGCCACCACGATCTTATTGTGGTCGCCTGACGCCATGCCCTCGGCGGCGCGGTAACGCGCCTCGTCGACGCCAGGCCCCTCGTCGATAGTTATCAGGAGGTTCTTGTGGTGGCGACCGGCCGCGCCGTGTTGCTGGCCTTCCCCGACGCGCCTGGGGGGTGACAGCTTCTCGACGAACCAGTCCTCAGACCTGACGCGCCACAGCACGCTCTTGTCCGAGTACCAGCCGGGCATGGGGTAACCGTTGCGCTTGGCGCGTTCCATGTGTTCGAGGGCGCGCGCCCAGATGGTGCTGTCGACGGTGCTGGCGTCGGGGGCGGTCATGATCCAGATAGCGCCCTCCTCGCGGCCCTCGGTATCGAGTTGCGCCGCAACAGCGTCCATGAACCACACGCCAACGGCGGCAAGCAAATGGGTTTTCCCGAGGGAGTTACCCGCTTTCGCTAATACACGGTTACCTTGCACTATCTTATCTAAGAAGGTGCTCTGGTCTTCAGTAAGAGTAGCAATACCAAGAATATCAGCCATGTACCCCCAGGGGTCGTTGGCGTAGACGCGGCGTCGAGCGCCATCACGACCCGAGGTATTCGTCTTGCTGCTGTCGTTCCGCAACAAGCCTTGGGATGCTAGTTTCGAGAGCTGGTGTGGACTCCCAACCCCGAGCGATATCTCTAAGGATCGCGTCGACTTCTTCGCCATCGTTCACCCCCAACCTACGAAGGTGCTTGGCTAGCGTCTTGCGCGTCTGTTCGCCATACGCCTCGATCAACATGCGCACGGCGAACACCGACAAGAACGCCTCCTGTTCGTGCTTGATGATGGTCGTCGCCAGCGAGCTGATGGTCTTCAGCACCGTCACGGCGTTCGTGATGTCCGTTATCTTGACGGGCTTCTCGACCACCAAGTTATCCACGCGGCCGTTGCCGCCCTCAAGGAAGTCGCGGCGCGCCAACTCGACGCCAGCCTCAAGCGCAGCCTGAAGCTCGCTGGCGCTAGGAGAAGTGATGCCCTGCTGCACCAACCCCTCGAAGGCGTAACGGATCGCCTCGAAGTGGTACAGCGGCGCGTCATGCAGCCCGCGACGGCGCGGATCGAAGCTGGCGTGCCACGCCAGCAGCGCCGCCGTCACCGACTCGTGACGCTCCACGAAGTCCTCGAACAACGCCCTAGCCGCCGCCAGCTCCGCACGCAAGTCCAGGGGGTTCGGATCCATCAGGAACTTAGCCAGCTTCTCGCCGATGGAATCGTTCAGGAGCTCAGAGTAGCGGTTCTCCACGTTCGGGTTGCTACCGCCGTGATGTCTGCAACGGCCATGGCCCACGTGATTGGTGCCAGCCCCAGCCCGTGCGTAGCAATACTTCCACTTACCGGCCAGGTCGGGGCCTTGCATGTCGCCCCAGCGCCCGATGGCGCGGCAGTAGTAGTCGGATTCGAGTTTCGGAGGGCGCTGCTCGTAGCAGTTATCCACCGGACTGGGCGCGTCGTAACGTTCATGCGTGTCGTAGACGCGGGTGTCCAGAAGCTCTGGGATGGTTCGCCTCATGGCCGCATGAAAGCGCACTTGGCGATAGGCGGGGCGGAAAGTCTCATGCCCCACAATAGCGCGGCGCAAGCGCTTGCGTGCCTCGCGCCCCTCTGCTAGACTTCTCTCGTCGCCCCTCGCCCGCGACGATCCCCAATCTAAGACCGCGCCTTTACCCCCCTTTCGGCGCGGTCTTACTATTGTTGATATACTAGGCGCATGATCCTGATCGGGGAAGCGCAGCAACACCTACCAGACCTACCGACCGGCAGCGTACAGACCATAATCACCAGCCCCCCGTACTTCGGGCTGCGCGATTACGGCGTCGAAGGGCAGATCGGCTTGGGGCAAACACCTGCCGAGTACATCGCCGAGCTCACCGCCGTGTTCCGCGAAGCCCGGCGCGTGCTGGCAGACGACGGCACCCTGTGGCTGAACATGGGCGACAGCTACGGCGCACCAGGCGGCGACATCTACACCGGCTTCAACGAGCGCTACCACGGCACGCACTACCAGGGCCAGAAGCAAGCCGCCGTGGTGCCCCACACCCCCAGGAAAGCGGCGTTCAAGAACCCCAGCCCCAAGAGCCTCATGGGGATGCCGTGGCGGGTCGCCTTCGCGCTGCAAGACGACGGCTGGATACTCAGGCAAGACATCATCTGGCACAAGCCCAACCCCATGCCAGAGAGCGTCAGGGATCGCTGCACCAAGGCGCACGAGTACATCTTCCTGTTCGCCAAGCAGCCGCGCTACTACTACGACCATGAAGCGGTGAAAGAGCCGGCCGTCAGCTCACCAACGGGGCGGGCGGCGTCGTTCAAGCGCGAGAACAGCAAGCGAGCGCAGGCGATACCCGGCCAGAGCGCCGGCACGCACCGGCCCGACCGTGAAGACGTGGCCTATAACGGCGCACTACGCAACCGGCGCAGCGTCTGGGCGGTCGGAACTAGGGGTTACCCAGGGGCGCACTTCGCGGTGTTCCCAGAAGCCCTGATCGAGCCGTGCGTGCTAGCCGGCAGCCGCGTCGGCGACACCGTGCTCGACCCCTTCATGGGCAGCGGAACCACTGGCATCGTCGCCCAGAGGCACGACAGGCGCTTCATCGGCATCGAGCTGAACGCGGAGTACGCAGAACTCGCCAAGCGAAGGATGAACGCGCCATCCAACTGACCCCCATCACCCTCAAGGCCGCCAAGGCGTTCGTCGACGAGCACCACCGCCACCACATCGCGCCGGTGGGCTGGAAGTTCGGGGTCGCGTTAGAGGCCGACGGGCGCATTGTGGGCGTCGCTATGGCCGGCAGGCCAGTCGCCAGGGGCTTGGACGATGGCCGAACCCTCGAAGTCACGCGCCTCTGCCTCGACCAGGCCCCCAAGAACGCGGCTTCGACGCTGTACGGGGCCATCAGGCGGGCAGGGAAGGCCCTCGGCTACACCAAGCTGGTCACTTACACGCTAGCAGAGGAGTCGGGGCACAGCGTGATGGCGTCCGGGTTCGTGCGGCAGTACGTCGTGCGGGGGCGCAGCTGGACGACGCCGACTAGGCCGCGAGAAGACAAGCACCCGACCGTAGATAAGGTCATGTGGGCCACGGATCTGTAGCGTCCAGGGCGTTCTCGTCGCGATGGTACAGCCACGAAAGTTGACCGCGGGCCGAAGACAGTCCGATCGAATAACAGGATCTAGCGTAAGGATACGTAAGGTAGCGAAAGGATACGTGATCTAACGCAAGGTAGCGAAAGGCAGCTCAATCCAGCGTGATGCCTGTGGGGGTCACCTTCCTGAGCCTGACTTGAAGTTTACGCACCCCCCTCTATCCCCCCAAGCAGTTTTTCAGCATGAGGGTGCGTTGGCGTTGGCATCCACCGTCTTCACCTGACGTACCAACAACCAACGACTGTGGGGGGTGCGTGGTTCCTTCCCTCGCGAGACCGTCGTCCACGCGCCTTAGGCTTCAAACCCCGCCGCAGCGAAGTCCTCCCGATTGGTCCCCAAGGCTTACACCCTCGACCCGGCCACCTATCGGGATGGAACTGGTGGCCCTCGAAGCTACTTGCTTATCGTTGGAAGGTGTGCTATATTCCTCGCAGCCCACCAACGGCTTGTGAGCGGCCCCTTCTAACGGAGGGGCTGTTCGCTTCTGTGGACAAGGTACACCCTGACAGCCAAGAAAGCAACTGGGAAACCTGCGGTACTTCGCGTGAGGGAAGTGGGGAATCGACTGCTGGCGTTCCCCACTACGGTGGGGGGATCCGGCGAAGGGAGAAGAAAGGTACGACCACCCTTTGAAAGGTGAAGAGGGGGGAGGGGGTTTGGCGAAGGGGGGGGTTGTCTGGTACGAGCATGGCGCGGCTGGGATTCGGATGGCCTCGTCGCCCGAAGCTAGGGCCGGGGTCATTCTGGGCCGCGTCGCGCTGTGGGCCGCTGACTCACGGCTCGGGCTAGCAGGCCGCTGACTCACGGCTCGTCGGTAGGCCGCGCTCGCGCTAGCAGGTGGCGGATCGATACTTGCGCCAGAATGTCTGATAATACCACTTATCAGGCATTAGTGGTCTAGCGTCGATCAGGGCTGACGAGCGTGCGTTGCCGTGTGTGTGCGGCATCTTGCATCTTGTCGCTGGGATTCTGCTATACTAGCGCTAGCCTCCAGACTGGGGGCGGTTGGGAGTGGTGTCATGGATAGCAGGCAAGAGGCTAGGGAGTTGCACCTGACTGTCGCCGTCGAGTGTGGCGACGGCTGGCGCAATCTAGGCCCTATCAGTTGGTCGGAGTTCGCGGCCGACAACGCCGTTGGATACGACGCGGCGGACTTAGCGGCGATATTCGCTGACCTGGCTGCGTACGGCATCGTTTACTTAGGTGGCGGCGCTGGCGTCGCTTACCGGCTGGTGGCGCTGTGAATACCGCGCTGGTCGGAGTTCTCGTGCTGTTCGGCGTGCTGTGTCTGATTGGTACGGCGCTGGCCGTGATAGCAGAAGTAGGCGATGCGCTGATCGCGCGTCGAGAAGGGGCAGACCATGAGTGAATACAAGGCTTGGACCTATAGGCGCGTGGCTGTTGATCGGATCGAGCATAGCGGCATGTATTCGGCCTACGTGTTCGGGCGCGGGCAGCTGCTAGCTGATTCGGCTGCCGGCATGCGCGAGCTGATACGCGGGGCAACTTATGCACCTGGCACGATTGCTGAAGCGTTCGCTGACGGCCGCATTATGCGACTGGCTGACGCTAAGGCGCTTGGCCGTGCGCATGGCCGCGCTATTGCTGAGTCGGTGCTGATCGAGCTTGGTATCACGTGTGAGGCTGACGTGCTGGCATTAGAGGATGGCGTCTATACCGTTTACGACGCGATTAATGAGTCTGAGGATGGATTCCGTAGCTACTCGCCGTTTGAGTTCTATGCGGCGGCGCTGAATCGCCGCGATGATTACCTAGGCGATGGTGAGTCTGAGCGCGGCTGGGCCGTGTACGACGAGGCGTTCTTGCGCGGTTGTCAGGCGGCTTACCGCGCTGCTGGTTTGGGTGGTGTGTTGTGACATCTGACGCGATTATCAGGGACGGCGCGCGCGTGAGGATCACTCCTCACGGTGCGACTGTCAGGGTTAGCGCGCGCGGCACGTCGGACTGGGCGCGTGGCAACTGGGGCACGGGCCGCTGGCCGGCGTCCACCTTGGCCGGTCGCTCCGTGAAGGTCGAGCTCGACGCGTCCGGTAACCTGATCGATCTGAGCGGTGCACCGCTCGATACGTCGGCGGCCGAGTTGGACGCGCTGCTAGCGGCGGTGATTGGCGATCCGCATGCTTCGCCGGCTATAGCGGCGGTGGCAGTAACCGGCATGATCACTAATGGCAACATCTGGGGGCATCCACACGAGGCGCGCGCGATCTGTGAGGACGGCTGGGTCCGGACTGTGCGGCTGGGCCTCGACGCGGATACGTGGTTCTCTTGGCCGGCGCGCGGTCGCGCTACTGCCGGCGGGGGAGTCGTGCGGGGGTTCGTGGTCGAAGCTGATCAGTTCTATGACGTAGAAGGCGGGCTCCGATTCGAGCGGTATACGGGCGAGTGACCGATAGGCGCGGCCGGGGACAACCCTGGCCGCGCCCGTTTGTGCCTGGCCGCTGACTGCTGATCAGGCTCGCACGCCGGGGGTACGCTCACCGCTCGCTCGATCTGCTCGCACGCCGGGGGTACGCTCACCGCTCGCTCGATCTGCTCACAATCTGCTCGTTCGCTCGATCTGCTCCGGGGGTTCGCTCACTCCGGGGCAGGTTCTTTGCTCACTCACGCCAGGGGTACGCTCGCTGCTCGCTCGCACGTGTATATAGGCCGCTCGCTCGCATATTCGGCGTTTGCTCGCTGGTGACGGCGTTTCTCGCGTTTCGAGGCTAGCTCTATGCAGACCTTTATACATTCTGGGGGTCTAAACGCGGGGTTCTGGGAGACTCGACTGCATGTTTATGCGTGTATGCAGTCCTTTATGCACCGAGCGGGGGGTGGCGGGTGCCTTGGGATGTGGCGCCGCTCACCGTTCTTTACCTTCACCTGCCGTTCGCTAAACTTCACCTGCCGTTCGCTAAACGCTCGTTCCCGTTCGCTAGATCCTGTTCCTCACGCTGAACGCTCGCTCCCACCCGCTCGATCCCGCCGCCGCTCGCTCAATCTCGCTACCTCACGCTGAACGCTCGCTCAACCCGTGGAGGATAGGCTCACTCATACCTTGCCTGCCATCCCTCTCTAACTGCCTCTGAGGCGTCGGATCCGGGCACGCCGGGCACCGTCCGAACCTGCCTTGACGCAGTTACCAACAGTTGCTATACTACTGGTAGCTCCGGTGACCGGAGCCTGAAAGGGGCATGACATGACTGTTCGGACTGATACAGACTTACTCGACTCGCACGGGAACACGCTCGCCACCGTGTACGACGACGACGGCACGCAGTTAGAGGTGCTCTCGCTGCCGTACACCGACGACGCGGCCGACTGGGACGCGCTCGCCGATCTAGAGCTCGCTAACGTGGGCTATCGCCGCGTGTCCGGCTGGACCCGTCCGACCGTGGCACACGTGATCGAGGCAACGGTGGTGCCTAGCTGGGCGGTCCGGTTCGGTGTAGCTGACTGGCCGGTCTGCAATGCTGACCCTGATTGGCGCGCCCACGTTACGCTCGACCCTCAAGCTCGCTCTGCCTGGCTCGCCACGCGGCACGTTGGCGACAATGCGACCACACTTGCCGATTGGCATGGCCGCGCTTACTCGCTGCCGATCCCAAGCGCTGCCACGCCTAATGAGGTGCTAGCTGAGTTGTGGGAGCACGCGGCGGATCTGGATACGCTCGCGGGGGAACACACCGTCGACTGGGACGGTAATAACCTCGTCGGCAAGCTCTCGCCGGCAGGCATCAACGCGCTCGATCGTCTAGAGGTCGCGCTCGCCGGTATCGAGCCGCGTTATATCGTATGGCCGGCCGCCGAGTGGTTTGTGGATCCGCCCGCCGGCGTGCGCGGTGGCCTTACCGATAGCGAGATCGAGGACCTAGCACAAGAACTCGAGGCTGACGCGGAGCGCGAGAACGTCATAATCCACGGGCTCCGACGCTACCTGACCGTCATGTCTGGCAGTATGAGCGTGGACGGCCTAATGCTCGATACCTGGCTCACCGTGACGCCTAACGGCGTAGACCGCTCGCCTTACACCGTCACCGTGGGCGATGTGCTCGACGATCAGGTTGGAACGCCGGCAGAACTGCTGCTGCTGACGACGCTCGAAGAGCTCGGGGTCCTGCTCGATGCTCGCGTAACCCGTTTGTTGCATCGGTAACGGTTTCTTAGGTATACTACCCGTGCGCTCGCTCCAACGGGCGCACGGTCGAAAGGGGAGCAAGATGTCCTATATCAAGCAGCTACGTAAGCGCGGCTTCCGCGCCGTGATCGAGCACGACGTAGAGCCAACCTCACCACGTGACTGGGACAACCTCGGAACGATGGTCTGTTGGCACGACCGCTATACGCTGGGCGACGACCACGACCACGACTCACCGGCCGATCTGATCCACGAGCTCGCTAACAATGTGGTGGCCGGCTCTGCCGACGTGTTGACCGAGCGCCTGGATCGCTTGAGCGACCGTGTGCCGGGTTACGGCTCGCGGGAATGGCTCGCCACGCTCAACCGGCAAGCGGCGGTCTACAACGGCAAGATTCATGACATTGCGGAGCGTGGATACACCATCTTGCCGCTCTACCTGTACGACCACGGCGGCATCTCGATGTCTACCGGATCGTTCGGCTGCCCGTGGGATAGCGGGCAGGTGGGGTACATATACTGCTCGCTCGCTGATGCTAAGCGTGAATGGCCTGACCTGGACGGCGAGGCGCTCCGGGCACACGTAGGCGCCGCGCTCGCTGCTGAAGTAGCGGAATATGACCAATACCTGCGAGGCGACGCGTACACCGTGACGATCCAAGGGCCAGATCGTAAGTGGATCGACGGTTGCGGTGAGATCTACGGACTCGATGAAGCCGAACAGACAGCCCGCGAGATGCTTGCCGACGCTATCCGTAGCGCTCGCGTGGCTCGCCGCTCGCTCACGACCAAGCACTACCCCGCCGCTGTAATGGCGCGGGCATAGGAAGGGGAACCATGATATTACTCGTCGACACCATCCGCACACTCAACACACCGAGCGGTAACCCGCGCCGCGCCTGGCTCGTCCGTGGACTCGACGCCGGACAACGCGGGGTCCGTAGCGTGGCCGTCCGTGACGACGGCACCGGCAGGCTCGCGGCTCTACCGGGCCATACGGTGATCGAGGGGACCGTGCTCGATCTGCCTATCCGCCGCTGGAAAGAGCTCACCACTCTAAGCCCGCGCAACACCACCGGCGAGATCCTGGCCGCTCTCGGGCTGGGCTGACACCACCACGCCGGGTTAGGGCTCGCTACCCTAACCCGGCGGCTCGCTCTCGAAAGGGGCCATGATGAAGCCAACAACCGGCGCTGAACGTGAACAGCTCGCGCTTGAGAACCTGGAGCGCTGGGCGCGGCGCAACGACTGGGCCAGCCTGGTGGCTAGGCTCAAGACTAAGCAGCTGATCGATCAGGGAAGGGGCAATGTCCGTGAATCCAGAGATCGTGTGCGCTGACCCTGCGCGCTTGCGGATCGTGCAAGCCGCTTGCGACGTGGGCAGCGCCAATATACACAACACGGTTATTCGGATCGAGCCGGACGGCACGGCCGCCGCTACGGATGGGGTGCTGCTGGTGGTAGCTCGCTACACGTTCGCTCCGCTGCCGTACGCCTTGCATATCCGCCTAGGAAGTCGGGTGCTCGCTCGCGCAGAACCCGGCCGATACACCGATGGGGTGCTCGCTCTCGGTAATACCGAGGTGGCCGCGTCCATCGTGGCGCTGGGCAAGTGGCACAACTACCATACTGCGCTTGAGCGCCTGGCCGAGGGCGTGCCTACCCCACGCTCGCATTACGCTCTCGACGTGAAGCGTATCCATGCGCTGGTGTCCTCGCACCCTGACTGGCCCAGGCGCCAGACGTTCGACCTGCTGCACTTGTCAGATCGCAGCGTCCAGATCGATCTGGGGATGGAGGGGGTAACTGCTCTGCTCGCGCTCGCTCGCACCACGTATTAGGTGGGAAGCCTCTCGTCGCTCTACTAGGGAGAATCATGTCTAACGTAGCTGAAACGCTCAAGCAAGCTATCCGCGATGAAGCCGCGGCTCGCGTCGAAGTCGCGCGCCTCAAGCGCAATCTAGCGCTCGCCACCGCTGGGGCCACCGTCGGCGGTGAGATCGTCGGCAAGAACGAAGCGGAGCGCAACTCTCAAGCGCTGATGATGTTCGCCGCCGATGGGGATGCTCTGCTCGCAGCTGAGAGCCGCCTGGTGTACGCCGTCGCCGAGCGCGAAGCCGCCCGGATCGATTACGAAGTGGAGGCGCGGCCGTGAGGCGGTATACCCTACCCCTGCTCGCTCTGCTCACTCTGTCGTTCGCTCACGCGGCCGACCCGCTCTCACGCTCAACCGTCGCGTTCGTCATGGCTTCGACGTTCGCCGAGTCGGTGGGGGGTGCGCTCACCGACTGCCCACCGCTGATCGAGGAGGCTGGCCCGACCGGGTGCTTCATGATGCTAGGCGGCATTGAGGCGGCTCGCTCGCGCCTTGATGCCCTGATGCTCTCTTACCACGACGTGGTGCCGGTGCTCGCTTGGGTAGCTCGCGAGGATGGCGGGTACGGACGCGCCTACCTCATAGACGGGCGCGACATGTCCGTCGCTTTCTACGTGATCATGCTAAGCGAACGCAACCAGACGCGGGTTGCCATCGTGGTGGTGGGGTCCAAGTGAGGCTCACTCTCAAGTCGCTTGACCTTGAGTCCATCAAGGGGTTGGACGCCTTCACGCTCGACACTGGGGGGAACCCCAGTGTCACCGTGAGGGGCACGAACGGCACCGGCAAGACCACGCTCTTCGACGCCTACTTGTGGGCTCTGTTCGGGCGCGACAGCTCCAACCGCACGGACTTCGAGATCAAGCCGCTCAACCCCGACGGCTCACCTGTTCACGGACGAGACCACCGCGTGACGCTACGCTTCGACCTGGACGGCGGCGACCTAGTGCTTGAGCGCGTCATGCAGGAGAAGTGGACGCGCAAGAGGGGGTCCGCCACGAAGGTGCTCACGGGTCATGAGACCACCTACTCGATAGATGGCGTGCCGATGAAGAAGACCGAGTACGATCAGGCGCTCGCCAAGCTGATCGACGAGAAGACGTTCCAACTGCTCTCTGACCCGCAGCACTTTAGCGCCAACCTGCACTGGCAGGAGCGCCGCAAGCTGCTGCTTGGCATGGTGAGCGTGGAGCCGTCGGACGTGCTCGCTGCCGACCCCGAGGTGGCCGAGGTGGTGGAGGCGGCCGGCTCGCGCTCACTAATGGATTACCGGCGTGCCCTGGAAGCGCAGCGCCGCGACCAGCGCCGCCTGCTCGACAGCGTGCCTGAAGCTATCAAGGAGATCAGTAGGCAGCTAACCCCCGACGTTCCTACCGTGGAGGAGGCCGAGGCTGCTCTAGGGGCCGCTGAGGCCGCTGTAGAGGCTGCTAAGCGGGCGCAGGCAGAGGCCCGGCTCGCTCACGCGGCGCTGCACCAAGAGCGCGAAGAGCTCGCCGAGGCGGATCGCCGGACGCTGGCGGACCATACCCGCCGTTACGTGGCGGCCAAGGGGGCGCTAGACCCCGCCAAGATGCGCTACGACGGAGCCAAGGCGACTAGTGAGGCCGCTCGCAAGGCGGTGGCCGATGCCCGGCACGCCTACAAAGAGGCATCGAGCGGCGGGGTCTGCCAGTGTTGCGGGCAGACGCTCGCGCAAGAGTCGGTCGATGCTCATTTGGCTAAGCTGACCGAGGCGGGGGTGGCGCTCGCTGCCAAGGCTAGGGAGAGCGCGACTGCGGAAGCCGAGGCGCTGGCTAAGCTCGCGGCGGCCAGGGAGGCGTTCGAGGCGGTCGGGGAGGAGCCCCGTGCTAACGCTCGCATCGCGGAGATCGGCAGGCTGCTCGCGGAAGCGGAGCCGCCGACCTCGCTGGATGCCAGCGCGGTGGCAGACGCCAGGGTGGCCCTATCGCTCGCTCGCTCACAGGCGGGGGTGCTCGCTCGCATCGAGAAGTTACGCGCTGACGAAGAGGCTGCCATCCAGGGGTTCGAGTCGGCAGAGAGGGGGTTGTGGCTGCTCGCTCGCTACGACCAGGCGCACGCTCGCCTCATCGAGGAGCGCGTTGATGCGTTGTTCGGGCGGGTGAGTTTCAGGATGTTCGACCGTCAGATGAACGGCGAGTTGGCCGAGACGTGCGTCGCGACCGTGAACGGCGTGCCGTGGAACGACCTGAACACCGCCTCACAAGTGTGGGCCGGCATGGAGATCATCGGGGCCTTGCAGAAGCACTTCGGCGCCGTGGTGCCGGTGTGGGTGGACGGGCGCGAGAGCGTGGTCAGCTTGCCGGAGGTGGACTACCAGGTAATCAACCTCATGGTGGACCCGGCTGCGGCTAAACTGGTGGTGTCATGAAGATCCTAGAGTTGTTCAGTGGCACGGGCACGCTGTCTCGTATCGCTCGCGAGAGAGGGCACGAGACATTCACCATCGACCTGTTCCAACACGCCGACCTGCAAGCCGACGCGCTCGAACTAACGCCAGAAGGCATCCTCGAAGCGGCCGGCTGGGAGGGGGTCGACATGATCTGGGCCAGCCCACCATGCACGGGCTTCAGCGTGGCGAGCATAGGGCGCTCGTGGCATAAGGACGGCGACGTTTACACGCCCAAGAGCGACACCGCCAGGCTCGGCTTGGAGCTGCTCGACAAGACCTTCGAGCTGATCTATGCGTTCCATCCGGCAGCTTGGTACGTGGAGAACCCACGCGGCATGATGCGCAGGATGAACGCGGTGCGGGGGCACGCTCGCGCCACCGTGACTTATTGCCAGTATGGGGAAACTCGCATGAAGCCGACGGACATCTGGCATCACAGCCCTATGTGGTCGCCACGGCCGGCTTGCAGGAACGGCGATCCATGCCACGAGTCGGCCCCTCGTGGCGCTCGCACGGGCACACAGGGCATCAAGGGCGCACGCGACAGGGGGAAACTCCCTGACGAGTTGTGCGTGGAAGTGATCGAAGCGGCCGAGAAGTGGGTGACTCAGTGAACGAGTGCGTTTGGACTTACGACCGCGGCGACCACACTTGGAACGCTGGCTGCCGCTCGGCGTTGGACACGTTCTGGGGGATGCAGTTCTTCGAGGAAGGGCTGCTCAGTCCGAAGGAGAACGGGTTTGTCTACTGCCCGTTCTGCGCCAAGCCGCTCGTCGAAGCGCCAGGCGAGATCAACTCGATGGAGGATGACGATGAGTAGCACCAACAGGGGCGGCTCGCGCCACGCCAGCGACTACTACGCGACGCCAGTAAGCGATATCAAAGTTTTCTTGGATGCTTACCATGCTCGCTATGGCCGACTTCCTGGCCCCATCCTTGACCCGTGCGCGGGCGGCAGCGACGGGGTGGCGATGAGCTACCCCGTCGCGCTTGAGGCTGAGGGGTACGGCGGTATCCACACGCTCGATATCCGCCCAGACAGCCCGGCAGCGGAGATTGGCGACTACAGAGAGAGAGAGAGAGAGATGGGGCACCATCATCACAAACCCGCCCTTCTATATCGCTCAGGAGATCGCCGAGAAAGCATTGGCCGAAGGCGACGTGGTAATCATGCTCCAGCGACTCAACTGGCTCGGCAGCCACAAGCGCCGGAAGTTCTGGGCGGCGCACATGCCTAGCGATGTGTTCGTTCACCACAGACGCATTAGCTTTACAGGCGGCAAGACTGACTCCATCGAGTACGCTCACTTCGTATGGCGGCCAGGTACGACTGGCACGCTGTTGCACATCGTATGAGGGTCGCCAGCCTGTTCTCTGGCGTCGGCGGCTTCGACCTGGGCTTCGACTCGGCCGGGTTCACTACGGTTGGGCAGTGCGAGATCGATCAATACGCTCGCAGCGTTCTTAGCAGGCATTGGCCTGGCGTTCCCGTGCATGACGACATCGGTACTTTGCGCGGCGACGCGTTCGGCCCCGCCGAGGTGGTGGCATGGGGCTCGCCTTGCCAAGATCTGTCTGTCGCCGGTCTGCGTCGCGGTTTGGTTGGCGAGCGCAGCAACCTGTTCATCGAAGGTATGCGCTTCATCGAGGAGATGCAGGAGGCATCAGGTGGAAGATACCCGCGCTTTAGTGTCTGGGAGAACGTCCCAGGAGCTCTCACTTCTAACGGTGGACGCGACTTCCAGGCAGTCCTTTCCGCGTTCATGGCGACCGAAGTTCCAATGCCTCGATCTGGGAAGTGGGCCAACGCCGGAGTGGTCAGAGGCGAGCGGCGCAGCGTTGCCTGGCGGGTCCTCGATAGTCAATACTTCGGACTCGCCCAACGGCGCAAGAGGGTGTTTGTTGTCACAGATCTTGATGGACAATGCGCCTCGGAAATACTATTTGAGCGAGAAGGCATGTCGCGGCATATTGACTCGCGCTGGGAAGCGCGGCCGGACGTTGCCGCCGATCCTCGAAGCGGCGCTCAAGGCGGGGGCCGGTTACTAGCTGAGACTGGTGTCGTTCAGGCTCTGACGCAGGGGTTGGGGAGCGGCGGCCCAGACGCGCAGCACGCGCAGGCCGGTTGGTTGGTGCCGGTCGGCTTCAACTGGCAGAACTGGACGAACGACGGCCTGGCTATCAGGGAAGATGGCGTCGGCCCGCTGGATACCAGCCAGACCAAGGCCGTCGCCTTCCAGCCGCGCTGGGCGACTCGCGGGGAGGGCGGCCCACCTGATGACGAGAAGGTCGGGGCGCTTACCGCCACCGGCACGGGCGGCCCCATGAGCGTCGATAGCGCTCCTCACATAGCCATGTCGTTCGAGGCCGAGCGCGACGCCAGCTTCGGCGTAGTCACCAAGGGCAATGGCGAGGCGTTCCTCACCTCCGAGCGCCACATGAGCCTGACCATCGGCGGCGGCCAGGCGGGTCAGGGGTACCCCGCCGTCGCGCATCCCGTCCATAACCTCACGCCTGGCGAGACGGAGCGCCGTCGCGTTTATGACGCGGCGGGGTTGGCTCCTACCCTGTCGGCTGAGGAGGGGAGGGGGCACGGCACCCCTACGGTCGCGCACCCCATCCAAGGCGGCCGTGAGATAACCAAGGAACAGAACGGCCTCGGCCTGGGTGGTGAGAACGATCCCGCCTACACACTCGACACCCTTGGGGCGCAGGCGGTGGCGTTCGCTGAGAACTCTCGCGCCGAGCTCCGCTTGGAGAACGGTGACGGGCAGGTGGCGGGGTCGCTGTCAACGGGTGGCGGCAAGCCGGGGCAGGGCCACGCCGCTGTCGCGTTCGCGTTGCGTGGTCGCGATGACGGGGCGATGCCGGAGGTGAGTGGCGAGGCCACTAGCGCCTTGCGCAGCACGCCTGGCGGTAGCACTAGAGATTATGTAGCGACCCATTACGTCGTTCGGCGATTATCGCCGGTGGAGTGCGAGCGCCTTCAGGGGTTCCCCGATGGGCACACGGCTTTCGGTGTCGACGGCGAGGCTATAACCGACACGCAGCGTTACCGGATGATGGGTAACGCCGTGAGCGTGCCGGTGGCGCGCTGGATAGCCGAGGGCGTGCGCGCGGTGCTGGGGTGATCCGCCCCTTAGCCAGCTCAAGCGCCGGCAACTCCATCCTGGTCGATGATCGCCTGCTGCTCGATGCTGGCCTGCCTCCGAAGGCGCAGACGAAGGCGTTGGGTTACCGCACCTCGCGCCTGGACGCTTGCCTCGTGACGCATGAGCATCAGGACCACGCGCGTGGCGTGATGGCGTTGCTGAACGCTGGCGTTGACGTGTACGCCAGCAACGGCACGTGGTCGGCGCTGGGCGGGTGGCACCACCGCGCCGTTGGGTTCCCGGTGCCGTGCGAGACGTGGACTACGCGGCGCGGGGGGTGGCGGGTGTCGCCCCTGGCGGTGCAGCACGACGCGATGGCGCCGGTGGCTTACATAGTCGAGGGCGCGGGGGCGCGGATCTTGTACCTCACGGACTCTGGCGTGGTGCCAGCGGGTGCGTTGGGGCAGCGGTATGACTACGTGCTGATCGAGGCTAACCATAGCGAGGCTGAGCTGGCTGGCTTGGTGGAGGCGGGTGAGTCGCGCGCCGTTCGCGTTGCACGCTCTCACCTGTCCGTCGAAGCGGCGGCTGCGGCGGTGGCAGATATGCAAGTCGATAAGCAGGTGTGGCTGCTGCACATGTCGTCCGAGCGCGGCGACGAGGATGGGTTCGCGAGGGTGGTGGCGGCGGCGACGGACGCCGAGGTGCTGGTGGCCGCCGAGGGGCTTGTCGGGAAGTGAGGTTGTGCTATACTACCCCAAGAAGCGCCCTTCGATTCACCTGAGTCCTACTCAGAAGGAAGCGTTGCTGGCGTTCCTAGACTACTCGAAGGGGGTTCTACCAATCGGACGCATCATCAACCTGGGCACCTTGAGGCAGTTGCATAGCAAGGGGCTCATCGAGGAACGCAGACCGAACGCGCTTGCACGGGGGTTGCGCCACCCCGCCGCTTACTGGCTTACGCCGGACGGCATGAGGTCTGCGTTGGCGCTTGGGAGGGAGCGTGAATAAGGCGGCGCGGTTGGAGCGCGAGATCGCGAACCTAGAGGCGCTGGCAGAGGGCTACGGGCGCATAGGCGCGATGGACAGGCGCATGCAGGTTCGCCGGTCGATCCGGCATCTCAAGGAAGAGTTGTCCAAGGCATTAGACCTTGAAAGGGGTTAGTCATGTGGTTAGCAATCTTGCAAGTCGTTCTCGCGGTTATCGCAGCCATCCGGCTCAGGAGTGCGTGGCCGTTCGCGATCCTCGTGTCGCTCTTCGTGTGGGGAGCGCTCATGAGCGGCCTTGGGGCAGTGGGGGCGGGGTTCGTGTTCTTCCTCGATTACGCTGTCGCCGCGCTGCTCCTGTGGATGTGCTTGCTGCCGGCAGATAAGAAGACGGATGCCTCTGAAGAGAAGCGCGAATGAGCGTGTCTAAGTGGCGAGAGAAGCCGCTCATCACTCCGGGCGTCTTCGAGGCCGTCCAGTGGACAGGGCGGTTCGATGCCGCGACTAAGCACTACGACCTCGGTAACGCCAGCGAGGTCGCAGCGTTCGTCGGTCACCGTTATGCGGCAGGCTACGAAGCGCCTGGTGAGTTCTGCCTGGTCTTCCCCTCCGCTGGGAACTTCGTGCTGCGGGTTCGACCGGGCAACTACGTCATCGAGCGCTCTCAAGCAGAGTTCTATTCCTACACGCCCAATACCTTCAAGGAGATGTACGAGCCCGCCGACGCCCCCAGCAAAGAGGAAGAGCTCAGGGAGGCGGTGCGGAAGTACCTAGGCTCTTTGGACGCTTACTACAGCCGCTCCGGGTGGCGAGCCGACAACGGAGCCTGGAACGGCCTCATGAGGGATCGAGAAGCGCTACGCCACCTCGTTCGGGAGCAGCCATGAGCGAGATCCAGCCAGGCGAAGCGTTCGCCGTGCCTTACCCGTTCATACGAGGCCTTTACTACGAGGACGATAAGCCCCCGACCTCGACATGGCAGCCCGGCGTATGGCCCGAGATGGTGCGGGAAGGGGAGGAGGAGTTGGTGGCCGACGGCGTGGGCGAGATGCACCTCCACGTCGTCTCAACCCACAAGCCGGGACGTTACCCGGAGCGCGTCTTCTACGTCCGTCAGTGGCAGGACCCGGACGGGCGTGTGTTCGGCGCGTCTGTTCTCAGGATCGCCACGATCAACAAGTTCCGGCGCTTGGCGGCGGGCTACGCGTTCTCATATCGACTACAGGAAGAGCAAGGAAAGGGGCAGGAATGAGCGAGTTCAAGCGATTTGAACATGGCGGCTTCGAGCGTTGGGAGCGCCGCCGCCGCCTCAGCAGGGGGAGGACCATCACCATCTACAGCACCGGCACCATCCGCCTCTCTCGCGAGCTCCTCGCGGAGATCGGGGATCCTACGCACTTCGCCTTCCTTCACGATGCCGCTGGGAAGCGCATCGCGTTCGAGCCAACGGACGATACCGACCCATCTGCCTACCCGCTTCGCTTCTACAAGGGCGGCGTCTCGCCGATGGTGTCAGCCCGCGCCTTCCTAGCGTCCATCAACCAGCCGTTCACGGGCACGTACCCCGCGACGGTGGAGAACGGGCGCATCGTGGCGTACCTCGCCGCGCCCGGGGAGCGACCATGAAGGGCAGCCTCGATCCCAGGGAGTTACGAAGAGTGAGCGCTGATTCGCTAGAAGCAGTGAATGAGAGCAAGCGCAAGAAGCAGGCTAGGGCAGATGAGCGCGCCAAGAAACAACTCCCCCGGATGATGCGCAAAGTTGCCAGACTCCTGTACCGGGCGGCGCTGCGTGGTGCTAGCGGCCGCATCATCCCAATCAGCGGGATGGCGCTACGCAAGGCAGTATTAGCCGAACTGCTCGATATGGGGTTTGTCGCCGACTATCACTTGAGCTGGGACACTTACGGCGTAGTTGTTTCGTGGGCGGGTGAGCAACCGTGACCGCCCCCGAACCCCTCAAGCTCACGTGGGAGGAGGCCAGAGCGCTCCTGTGGGAACGGGAGCGGGCCAGGCTGCGCTTCCAGGTGGAGTATCGGCACGGCGGCACGGTTACGGCCGACAGTTGGGAGAGGGTAGCCGAGCCGGTCCTAGGAACCGTCGTGGCGCGTGATGAGGCAGCAGAACTAAGGGCGGCAATGGCCGAGATGTCCGACCTCGTGTACATCATCCGCCATGCGGAGGAGGAGCTAGGGAACGCTCCACTCTTGCGTGATATGGGAGTCTCCACCGCGCACATGCGAGAGGCCATAGAAAGCGCATGGGAGCGTCTGTGCGCACTTGCTGCGCTGCACGACGACACCTCCGCCCTCGCCGCGACCGAGGGGAGCGAGTGATGCCCCGCGAAGGATGGATATGCCCCAGGTGTCGGATGGCACACGCGCCCTGGGTACCTAGCTGCGACTGTCACACGCGCAGCTCGGGCATCAACGTCACCATAGGCGGCC